TATGCCGCAAGTTGAGATAGTATAGAGGGGTGTCTCAATCCACAGAACACGGTGCCGGATGGTATATTGGTGGGCTGATAGGGACGCTTCTTGCCGTCCTGCACCCAGATGGCAGCGCATATCACGATTTCTTTATTGCACATGACTATAAATTTAATATTCCGTTTTTACCAATATGTTTCTTTTCTTCTTCAGTAGGCCATTCTTTCTTGAACTTACCGTGCCACGTTCCAGGAACTACCACCACCTCGCCTCCCTTACTATATTCAATAGCGGCACATTCAGAACAAAGAGGCTTGCCTTCATATCCCTTTAGCGACTTATCGTAAATACGATTCTTACAAGGTCTTATAATAGCCCAGTAACATGATGTGGCTGTATTATCTATACAGCCACATTTTGAACATACAAACAAGCTCATTCCGCAATCTCCCAGTCATTAGACATAATATCATGTTCGGTTGGATTCCAATTTGATGCTACTTTTTTACCTGTATCTATCATCAATATATTTACGTCAAACATACAGATATACTTTTTACCCCAATCGATTCTTTTTATCTTACGACCTAATTTAAGCCGTTCTAAAGCCTTTTCGAATGTCATGCCATGACGAGGCAGTTTGAGATACTTTTCAAGTCTGTCAGCGGCTTCATTTGGTGTATGACCATCGTATTCGAAAGCGGTTTCTCTTTCAGGAACATCAAACAAATCCCAGTATTTGCTTTCATAGTGATTAGATACCTGACCGGTAGGTAGGATCGCCATCACAATAAACCAATCATCAGAACCGAAGCATTTTTCTCCGTCGCTGTGTCTCCTTGATTTGCAAACTTCAACCTGTCCGCTTCTGGCTAATAGATTAAAGAAGGCAGCGTTATACAACATGCGATACCGATACAATTCATTGAAAGTGTGGTATCCGTCAGAGACTTCTCCCACGTCTACAGGCTTCTTGTTTTGAATACTACCCAAAATCTTCTCTACATAGAGCTGTATTTTATACAGACCCATTTCGGTGTGGCCGTATTTGTTCAAGATATTATTGACATCGTATTGTATATTAAAATCTTTTTCAAATTCTACTTCAGGATGATTAGGATAGAAGTAATCTACTGATGCTTCTAACACTGACTTTACGTGTTCTATTATCCTCGTAGCATCATCATGTTTAAAAAAATGCTTAAATCTTTCAACGAATTTAATATCTTCGTTGATTGCTGATTCGAACTCTTCTTTTGTCATTACTCTAACCACATCTTTAAAATCTTTTAATTCCATGATTTGTTTTAAATTAATTGTTACTATACTTTCTTTATCCTACAATACAAACCCCACAAAAACTCAGCGGAGAAACTATCCCATACATTATTCTTCTGCCAAAGTTCTACTTTGTTAACAAACCAAGACCATATGGGACCCTCATATGAAGAATCAGATGATGATCCCAATCCGATTTTCTCCATTTCATTCATCTTCTCATGCATACCGTAATGGTCGTAAATACCACCACCGTACCCCATGTACGTCCCATCAGAACGCCGGCTTCTGCCTCTGCCTCCACCTCGTCTGTCTTCTATCTCGTCATATCCAGGATATTCTCTGTGTCCTGAATTTAAATCATATACTATCATATTATACTTATTTCAAACGTTCTACAATTAACTTCTTTAAATCTTCGAATGAATCAGTAAGGTCATTCACCTTATTTTCTATACCAGCTATTTTACGATCCTGCTCTCTCGTTTGTTTGAATGCCGGATTGATGTCTTCTAATATAGATTCACAAGCCTCTATCTTGGCACGATGGGCATCTACGCTGTTTATTATGTCTTGACTGGTGTTTTTTATAGCATTCAGTTCGTTCATAATCGGATCTATGCTGGTAGATAATGTTATGCCCATAGCCTTAGCCACATTCTGGGATTCCGGGACCGTATAGGTCTTGGTTTCGCCAGTGAGCTCTACCGTCAGATCCACCACGCGGGTCTGCATCGCCTGATACTGACCTGGCTGAGGAGGAAGATACCTGGGTTCGGATACGGCTACTACCTTTCCCAATTCGTATTTAGGTACTGTATTAGTATCAAGGGTATGTACCTGAAACCCTTTCTTCAAATCTGAAAACATGATCAAAATATTAGTTAGGTGAAAATAGGGTGATGATATTCATCACCCTACTGAAATCATTTACCTGCTTTAACTTCAGACGCCTGGGCTGTTGTTGTCGGAACACAACAATCCATTAATCTTAACACGCCACGAACTTTATTGAAGTACAGAAGGCGTTCTGTGCCATTTACCATAGCAGCACCCGTGACAGCTACGTTAATAGGGTTCACGACATTCACTCCCGTAACCGGGCAACAGGTGTCGGATCCTACTGTTGAAACTGTGCTGTTTGCCGGGACCGCAATCTGTACCGGTAGAGCACTTCCGGCTGTGGGGACTACTTGCCTTATCTTAAGAAGGATAAGACCCTCACACGGAAGGGCGATCCAAGCCCGTGGGTTAATACCGAAGACTGTATTTGTCGTACTGACAATAACATTCTTCGTAACCATCTCATACAACGATCCTATTTTAGAAACACAAGCCATATTAGCCTCCTCTCTTAATAAAATCAGACAGCAGCGTTGTTATTGCAACATCCGTTGTTACATCCACATCCGTTATTGCAGCAACCTCCTCCGAATACCTGTCCCCAAGTATAAGCCTGGTAAGGAGAACAAGAGGGGTAGGCCGGGACGGCCGTCGGGCGTAATTGACCAACGATATTCTGGGTTTGTTGCTGAGATAATGCCGAAGCTGTCAAAGCCGCTTTTTCTTCACGAAGTTGAGCAATAGTGTTCTGCATCTCCCTCATTTCCAACTGACAGAATTTGTCATTGATCATAACGGTTTGGGCGTCAAGTTTCGCAGACAAGATATTGAATTGGCTTGTAGCTTGCTCACGATTGTTAGCCAGACCTTGGTTGAGACCGTTCTGCAAGACATTGGTTTGTTCCAACGTGCGAAGCTGGTTATCAAAACCTTGCTGAGTAATCATTCCCTGAGTCTGGCAAGTGCTTTGATTGATCAACGAACTCAGATTGCAGCAGCAAGAGCTGATTTGATTTCCTATTTCACAACCTTGTTGTTGAACTGCGTTGATAACAGCCTGAGAAGTCATACCTACCTGACCAGCTACTTTATCAATGGCACCCTGTACGTTGCAGATAGCGTTTTGAAGTTGAGTAGTAGAACAGTTCAAAGCAGAAGCAATCTGATCTATGGCGCTACGATTACCTTGAATTGCCTGCATCAAAAGTTCACGACCGTAATCGTTATTCAACTGAGCCGGCAAACCATTGGCACAACAATCACCGCCATTTCCAAAACCGTTACCGAAGCCGCGTCCACCCCACAGCCAGAACAAAACAATTATCCAGAGCCACCAACCGTTAGCCCCACCGAAACCGTCCTGGTTGTTACGACCGTTCATCAAAGCCGCCACCAGATTCGGATCCATTTTATTACCACCTATCAAATTAGCAAACATGCCGGGAATCATTGAAAGAAGACCGTTAGTGGCTGCACCACCACCGTTAGCCCCGGCTCCATCTAAAAGGACGATTTTATCACCACCCATAATTTTATAGTATTTAATTGTTAAACATACGTGCATGAAGCACGTAACAAAGATCATGATTGCAGGGTGGAATATGGGTGTGTTTATTTCCTATAGAAGAGAAGTATTTTCAGAAAAGACAGAAACAAAAAAAAGGTAGTGTTTTTTATTCTTTTAAAACACTACCTATAAATAAACTCAAGAAAATTTACCATATTTTAAAAATACATTTTTAAGTTTTCCTTTTATGCCATTGAGGGTCACTTCATATCCGGCACCAGTCATGTAGATAGTTTGTTGATTAACCCTTTCTCCAGAATACTTGTCTACAAAATATGATCTATACACACCGTATCCTTTAGCCACTACATTACTGTACAACTCCCATTTGCCAAGACCGTTTCTAAACATAAACTTAGCTTCTTCAAGAAATGAGCGAAGATTCTTTTCAGCGATGATAACACCATTTTGCTCTAACTTCTTTGCAATATCACGAATCAGCCACATTCTATCATTATCAACTTTCTTGAACGATTCTGCAAACTCAACGTCTGGACGCTGATCTTCTATTGTTTCCAAGGCTTGTTGCTTCTCTGCCTCTGCCTGAGATTTTTCAGCTATAGCTCTCTGAGCAGCTTCATACTGATCGGCCCATGCTCTTGCTGCATCTGCTGGATTAGAAAAGTCAGGAACCAAAATTCCCTTGCCGCCTGAACTTGTTTTATATTCTCCTGTTTTACGAATAGAAGGAAGAACCTCAGATGTTATCCATTTCTTAAATCTCTTAGCAGACTCTAATTTTGAAGATAATATAAGAGAATATAAACCAGATTCATTAATTATTCTTATACTATCTATATATCTGGTTTTCAATATAGATCGTTTTACGCCCCATTGATTATCAGATACTTGCAAAAGCATAGAATCATCATCATCTACATGTCTTTTTACCGCATCTTTAGCATTTATATATCCAAGAGATTTAGCCACATCTGACGCCACAAACCAAACATCTCCTTTTGGATCTACAATAATTCTAAGCTCTCCAAAATCCGAACTTTCAAAAACAGAAACTTTATCCATGATAAAAAAATAGGCCCAAAAGAGAATGTCAGATCCCACTATGACAAACCCTAATGAGCCAAAAATATCTTTCAACATCAAACAACCAGAGGTGGGATCTCGTTGTTCATTGTTTCTGGAGCAAAGATAGGAACAGGATTTTAAATAGCAAATATTTTAATACTTTTTAAATCAAACCAGGGCCCGCATCACTGCGAACCCTGATCTACACTAATCTAAACTAATACCATGAAAAACTTAAATCTAAAAACTAAAGAACACACAAATGTATGAAAATGTATGCTTTTCACAAAGAATCTGTATCCTGTTCTTTTGTGTGATTCAAGACATGGGATATAGTTCTGATACTTAATCCGGTTTGATTTTGTATCAGATTATAAATATAGGATTTTGAAACTACAGTTCTTAATTGACCTAAATCATTCATAATGTTTTTATACATAAGATGAATGCTGTTATTACGTTTGATGGTACTGATTCTCATTTCCTACTGTTATTAGTTACGTTCGGTTCTTACTTTTTCCTTATTCCCATAATCCCTTCCTGAAACTAATATTGCAAACTTAACAAAAATAATCCATAAACAATGAAAATCTAACTTTTCTTATATGTCATTGATATACGTGCATATATAAGAAAAGTGAGACTTTCACAAGCCTCACTTCCCAAATTATAACTATGAAAAAACTATATATATGTATATAAAAATTACCTGCATTCCAATTTGTTAAGATCATCCAATTCAGACTTGCTTACGGTCATGTCTTGCGTCAAGCCAGATCTGTTTTGGTATGGAGCGTAATCGGTTTCTACCGTCTTAGCCTTCTGAGTAGAATCGTATTTCACCTCTGATTCGGTTCCTGTCAGATTTTGGTAGATAGAGCCGGAACTACTCTCGCTTACTTTAGACCATATCTTATTACCTACTCTTATAAAATTATCATAAATACCTTCGGCTGTTATAACACCATCTTGCTCTACGATATTAGGGCCCGATTTTTCTTTTAACAAATACGGGTGCCTGGTGTAAAAATAGTGTTCAAAATCATTCCCGGCATACGAAGGGTCATACTTCTCCAAATAAAACAATTCTGATAAAGAAGGGTCGGTACTGGTCATGCTATAATCAAACAACATCAACCTGTCTTTTCCAGATAAAGATAATTCTATTGATTTCAAAATATCAGGATCATCAGAAATAAGGCCCAAAGATGGACCAGGTTTGAAGTCAAGATACTTATAGGCATTATCATATAATTTTGTTTTATGGAGTTTGTTGTCAAGGTAAGATTGGTATAAATCGAATAAGGATAATGGGTTTTCGCTATCTTGTTTTTTGTTCATGTATCGACTATACTCCCGATCCACATCCACGTAAGGAACGTCAAGTACCTCCGGGTGCCCAAACGCCATCCTGGTCATTATCATGTCCTCTGTGTTCTGAGAATCCATGAACGATCTGACGTATTTTTTAATGGAATCCATGAGCGTATTATTATCTACGTTCCGTACTTTCTCTTTATCCAAAACGCCGTTCTTAAAACAAGATTCAGGATATATTTTAGTAGAAAAATGAGTTAGGTTGTGCTTGGCTAACACTGTTGATGTTTGATACATCTCGTTAATATCATCTTTGCTGATCCTTTGATATAGATTATCTCCTACCTTAAGCAATGAATGTTTCTCAAACGCTTCTACTGGGTCTATATTGGATTCAGAATAAACGATATTCAAATTATCCATATACTCCGGCAATAATTCAGAATAATAATCTGTGCTATCACCAAGAACATCATCTATAGAAGATGCCAGCGTTGGAGCATAATTTACATCATTATGCCTGGCCACATAAATATCAAGATCCAGCATCAAATTATCTATCTTATTCAAAGATTCTTCTGTGCCATCATAAGTTTCCGATGTCCCTATTATATCTATGCCAAACCACGTACAAGCCTCTTCTATATCCCATATCATGCTTCTTAAATCGGATTCGGTGTCGGCATTAGCCCTATGTAAATAAGCTGATATACGAGCTCTTAGGAACTCTATTTTGCCAGGATTGTAATAAGACAGATCTTGTAACTTAGACAAGGATCTTCTCTTGCCTTCTACCACATCATCCCCTTCTATGTTTATTACCGGAATCTTATTCGTAGATGAGAACTCATCAAACATAGATTCGGCAAATTCTTTATCAGAAACGAATTTCTCAACCAGTTCAGGATAGGAATTTCTCAACGATTCAAAAGCAGATGAAAATTCAGAAAAGTTTTTTATGCCGGCTACTGTTTTACGCATAGCATAATAAAGCTCAGAAGGATTATATGGTACCTTTTTACCAAATTGGTTAAACACTCCCTCCTTGTAAACAATAGGACCATACTGATAGTCAATAGACATAAAATAATTATCTTTTTCCCTATCATGTTCGTTAATAGAAGAATCTATTAACTTTCTCATGGAAGTCAAAACCTCGTTTAAAACAGAAGGATCGGATAAAATACGACTTATCTCTGTTTCATCATACAAACCGGATCTCCTTAATTTCTGCTCATTCAGTATCAAACTGCCATCTACATAAAAATCGAAGAGAATAGCATTAGACAATGAAGACGCATTGAAAAAATAATGAGTAGACAAAAGGAAATCCCTTACATCCTTAATGTCCTGAGCCGTTAAAGGATCAGCAAAATAAGTCTGACGCTTCATATACGACAGCACGTCTTCTAAAAGAGGTTCGCCATTGGGATCGGTATTAAATATCTCCCCTGGAGCCGGATTATTCCAATGACCGTAATACGACAAAAAACCAGGAGTGTAAGCCTTAGCCCATACCTGAAGAGCCCGCTCGCTGTTTCCTAATACTTTTAAAGCACTTTCGTAAAGGACGGAAGGCTCCCCGTTAGGAGCCTTAACCCGTTTTATTTCATTTTCCTTTTTTTCTATCTGACATTTGACACCCATGTTATGAAAAATATTAAATTCAATAAAACTTATTACATTTCTTTATAAGTTTCAGAATGCACCTTCTTAACAAAATACATTCGTAATCCTCACCGGGTTAAACAATAACCCTCTATCGATTATCCTACGAATTGATTCACAGGAATCACCGACTACTTTTCTCATAATGTTTAATGCTCCATTTACGTCTGCATTTATGAGTTTTCCTACCGAGGATTGAAACAATCCTCGTTTCTTCCTCTTTCCTAAATAGTTTTCATGTTTTCCTATCTTCTCAAATGCAAGAAAATCACATTTTGAAGTATATGACTCTTCATGAATAACTATTTCAATACCAGCTAATTCACATTTATATTCTAAGTAACTAACCAATCTCGCAAAAGGGATTTGTGTGAATTTCTGGTTATTCCTTTTTCCCATGTTTACTCCAGTTTTCCATCCCTTGTTGTAGCCTACAATTAATTTTGTTATCTTGGAATCGATAAGTAAATTAACTATCTTTCTACTGATTTTATGAAAGACATCTTCTATGTACTGTTCTCTATCATAATATAATTTCTTTATTCGTCTTGTTGTTCCTTTTATCTTTTGTAAATCTTTGATACTATTTAATTTAGCTAATGTCTTATTGAATAGCTTATTGTATGATTTAACAAATTTACCACTAAATAGAACAGTAAAATCTTCACTGATAAGAGTTGCAAGATTATCAATCCCTAAATCGATTGAAGCAATCTTCTCTTCTCTACCTTTAGATACTTCAGCATCTTTTACCTCATAAATGATTTCTATTTTATATCCACATGCTAATGGTTTTATTCTAATCTGTTTGAAATCTTTTATCAAATCAGAATACTTCTCATATTGAGGAATGGGTATTGAAATATCTTTTGATAGGATTATTTTCCCATCTTTTATTTTGCAACTCTGACTCGTGTAATACAAATTGAACTCATAACCTCTCTTTTTGTAATTTGGAAGACCAGGTTTTTCTTTATACTTAGTTGGATGTTTTTTGTAATCTTGGACCGATTTGTAATAACTTTTAATATTTTTATCAAGAATACGAAGAACTTGTTGAGAACATTGCGCCTTTAGTAATCTGTAATTAATGTCTCCATCTAAGTTCTTGGTATTCTTCATGATATCATCAAGTTCAAAATAGGATAACCACTTATCTTATTTAGAAAGTGTTTCTCTGAAAATATACAATGCTTGGTTGTACAAGTTGTTGCTAATCTTACACAAAGATGATATATTTTCATTTTGCCCTATGTTGAACTTATATACTAATCTCATTATTTTTAATACATTAAATGCTATTTACAAACCATGTATCTAAGATACATATTTCATTTGGATTATGAAATAGAATTAATTATTTTTGATATTATTTTGCATCATAATAATTAACTTTTTTGCAAAATTAACTATAAAATCGACTTATACAATGACGGATCCCAAACTCCTTCTATATAAATCTCTGGGAAACTCAAACTGCCATCACGAAGAGTGGTAACTTTCAAACTGGGAATGTTAAAAACAGTGCTAACATCACTAAACTCACCATTCAACTTAATAGCATTTCCACTATTATCAGCTTCATAATAATAATAACAATAATTTTCATTAATGTTTGGATCATATTCGTACCAATATGTTAGATCCTGTATATGATTTTCTATATTACCAATTTTATTTTCGCCTAATATAAAAATACCATTATTGCTATGATTATAAACCATAGAATCATAACCACCATAATTCCAATTACTATTAAACATTATGTAACTAACATCAGAATCATGATCTTTTAATACAGGCCCTATATGTATATGAATTTTATTAAACTGACATACATAAGGTCTTTTTCCTCCAAGCCTTTTTATATCTTCATTAGATAACTTATTATAACATCCTCCCACGAAATTATCCGCAGCATTAAAAAATCTCCTTCTCATACTCAACACTCTTTATTTAACTCATTTATCGAATCCGAATTATCAGAACCTTCTACGAGATTCTTATTCCTATCTATCTCTTCCTGGCTCATGTTACTCATCATATTTTGTATTTTTCTACCAGATTGAGATAAAGAACGGATGAATGCGCTGGAACTTATCTTAACTCCAAGATCCGGTTTTGCCCTAAACGCTTCACCGGTACTGATATTATACAAATCATACACACCTGAGTTCATATAGAATTTATATATCCAGTTTCCACCAGCTTTTTTGTACCCTAATTTGGTTAACTCGACTACACTCATACCAAATTTAATGCCATTACGACCCATTATCTTCTCTGGTATAGGTTCTACCTTAGCCGGAACAGATGTATATGCTTCATCACCGCCGTACAGGAAATAAGGAGATGTTACCCTTGATATGTGAGTAAGCGGTTCTTCGGATATACGAGGTTCGTCTTTTTCTATTTCTCCTTTTGTAGATCCAGGTAATTCGACATTTCCTTCAACTTCGACATTTGTTCTGGATTGTCCTTTGCCTTCTCCATCTCCCTTTTTATCGCCATCTTCCTCAGTGCGTACTGCACCGCCTTCTGCACTTCCTTCTTTTCCATCATTTAAAATATTATCTGATTCTGACTCTATAGACTCCACGACAGCATCATACTCTGGTATGCCGCTAAGGAAATCTGCTACGTTATTCAAAAACTCTATTTTTTCCTCGTTTGTCATATCAAGGCTTTCCACGGGCTCCCATATGGCAGGCAAGTTGTTTGATTTTATTGCAGTAGAAACATCTTCTACAGTTTTATTATCCACCGTAGGCAAAACTTTAGAAACCAAACTATTGATATCAGATTCCATTTTTTCTACTTCCTCTTTTGTGCCATATTCTTTTAGGGTATCCATGCCATTGACTCTAAGAGAATAATTCAAAGCCTTGCTCGGAACAAAATTAATATATTTCAAAAAGTTTTTCAACTCTGATATAATTTGTTCGTCAGATCTTGGCCCAACATAATCAACCACCACCTGATCTGTTTGAGAACGAAGCCAAGAAACGTATTCTTCTAAAGTCTTACCACCTTTACTGGAAGGAGTGGATATTTTATCACCTACTGTTCCTTTAGGTTCTAATCCCATTTCCTCCTTAAGGCTTTTAGGATTACCTCTCTCACGAAGAAACCTCAAATCACCTCCTACAATCTTCCTTGCTATAAAATCAAAAATATTAGCATAAGACGGCAATCCTTCTTTTTCTATATGAGATTCTATTTCGTTTAACATAAGAGAGAAGTTTTTCCTGGAGGTACGCTTCTTGCCAGGTAAAGACTGCGTAGCTTGTGCCGCAGGAGCCGGCTGAGCTAATGGCGCCGGCTGAGTCTCCCGGGCAGCCCCTTCCTCTGGCATTTCCTCTTCATAAACTTCCACATCTTCTACCTTAGAAGTAACGGTCTTACCCTCATCAGAGAAAGGAAGATCATCCTCTATAAGCGATTTAGGTCTGGAAGATGATTTGCCAAACTGAATCCTGATCTTAGGAGCGACAAACATCTCACCTTCGAAATCTATTCCAGATTCTACTTCAGACGTCACAATGTCTTTCACATTCCTGCTTTCATCTTCTACCCACTTAACAACATCAGGAACCGTAGATAATTTTTCTATAGCCTCACGAGCTTTTCTAAGCCCTGAAATAGGATTCAAATACGATACTTGATACGAAGCCGGATCAAGACCTAACTTGGTTAGATACGCATTAAGATCTTGTATGTCATCTTGACCCATCTGTAGCAATTCAGAATCACCAGATTCAAGCAGCATATCTATAAAAGACATCCATTTCTGCCCTTCCTCTGATTCTACAGAACGTAGGCTAACTGGGAAAAGATAATTAAGACCGTTTTTACCTTTGATGACGACTACCGGAACTCTTACATTTTTGTAATTATTCCCCTTGTCATTTAATATAGAATAAGCAAATGGGAAGCCTGTGTATTTAGATCCGTTCTTAAGCACGACTTTGCCATTTAAGACATACCCCACATCAGATACTTTTTCAGCTCCTTTTTCGGTAATAGGTAGATTTTCTACCTGACCATATCCTTGACCGTTTACTCTCATGTTAAACACCGGTCTTCCAGGAAGGGTCTGGGCAACAACATGCGTGCCGACGCCGATGGTAGCTGACCGGCCGGCGTCCTTCTTCCACTTGTTAAAAGCCGTTCTTCTTATTTTACTTATACCATCTATGCCTCCTGTATCAGCTTTTACAACAGAAACGAATCTGTTCCCACTCATGACCTTGATAACCATATTGGACACCAGTTTATTCTCAGCAGATTCTATTCTTTTTTTATCGCCGGACTGAACAGCATCATTGTATTCGGCAAAAAGAGACTGATTATAAGTATCATTTACATCTATTTCGAGATTAACCTTATCTCCTTTTTTCAAAGAAGATAATGCTTCCTGATCTATTTTATCTACCTCATTCTCTCCGAATCCGACACCCGTTCTGTACGGAACCAATTCATCTGAATCAAGACGCTTATAAACCAAAGAATAGGAATTACCCACGTCCTGAATAGACACGTCTGTGTAACGGTTAAGAACACGAGCCGATTCTTTGTCTATAGACCATCTCGCATGATAAGGCAGTTCAATTATAGTAGCCGTTTCTCCACCTATGTTAAGAGAATACCTTTTGGTGCCATTAGCGTTCGTTTCAGAGCTTATTTGAATAGGAACCAATGATTTTATAGAAGATATAAATTTATCGGCTCTAAGACCCGCAATTTCATACCTTTCGTTGCCATCGTTGGATATTCTTCTAACCATCAACGTCTCTGGATTTTGGGCACTATCTATGTTAGCTCCAGGCGTATTATCGGATTCATCTAACTCATTTACAAGAGAATCTATATTGGTATCATCCTCCCCAAAATTACTTAACGTAGATTCGGAAATACGACCTTTATCAATAATCCTGTTTTGTTCGATATAAGGAAGGAGATCTGTGATGTTTCCAACCTGGCCAAGATCTTCTATGGTAAATACAGAATCGGCAAGCTTATCTTCGTCAACCTTCTCCCCTTTATCCCGTCTGTTCATTATATCAACATACGAAGAAATAGCATCATCAAGTTCCTTCCTTTGATCTGGTTCTAAATTGGATTTAGCCATATCAATAATAGCTTTATTATCCTCATACACAGATCTCGGACTTGTAAGCCTATCAGCCTTCTCAGATAATGATTTTATGAGATTAACAGGACTGTCACCCAAAGACGATACATAATCATCAAAATCTTGTTTGTATTTATCATACACATCTTTTTCTCTCGCAGTAAGAAGATCGGCATTACCTGTATATAGTTTATCAATTATAGACTGCCTTACGGCCGGAACCATAATAGGATTATCCATAGCAGCCTCATAATCTTCATCCGATACAGACTCCGTAAGCGGTGACTCTTTTATATCATCTTCTGCTTCCTTCATCCTATCTTCCCTTACTTTATCAAGAGCATGCATAAAAGCCTTGATAGTCCAAGCTTCGTCTTCCGAAATCTTACCTTCTGACACAGCTTGATCTACTACCTCATCAGTGTCATATTCACCAACTTTATTAGGCTCTGCAAAATCAGGAACCTTGTCATCCCCTTTATAAGGAGTAGACCATAGAGAAGACAGCGCTTTTGAAAACCCCCTGTTTTCCTCAGCTAAGAATCTTTTATCAAGCATCTTAGACAAAAAGTTATTCATATTCCTATAGTCCATCAAACTCCTTCGGTATTCATTTACCAAGGATCTCATGGCTTTGTCTTTGGCTGTAAACTTCTTTTCCTGTCTTGATTTTACATTAAAATAATCATCAAAAGCCACAAGCGTATCATAGGCTTCTATCACATCTTGTGAACTTATGGGAGAAAGAGGAGATGATAAAACAGATTCGGTTTTACTTACCAACTCTTCTATCGAAAACTCTTTTCCTATTAACGTTGATAACTCAGACAACGAATTGTTATAATTGGTTCTAAGGCTTTCCAATTCTTTGGTTTTTCGTTGTATGGATTCAGCTTGTGGATCTTTCCCTTCTACGTTACGAGGGCGGGTAGCAAGATCTTCTATTTCGGATTCAAGTTCTTCTATTCTTGACCGTATGCCACGGATAGCCATCGCCCGCTCCCTTGCCCTGTCCGACAGCCGGGAGAACGTACTTAGTGCATATGCCACGCGAGGCTGACCCGAAAGCGTTTCTATGACAGAAGCTATGTCTTTCATTCTTGATTCCGATTGAAGACCAAGAAAAGCATTACGAGCCACGTATTTTCTAAACTCAATCTTAGAATCATCACCTATAAGATCTTCGGCAAAACTCTGGGCGGATCTGAAATCAGAAAGACGATTATTATAATTATCAATAATAGAATCCTTGTATTTCTTTGCCTCTTCCAAAGACATTCCATTAGCTTCGGCTATTTCCGAAATAGGCATCATATCAATCATCTGCCGGAAATTTTCAGCCGAATCCTCTAAGGTTCCCATTTGGTTGTCAATAGACATCTTTTCAAACATAGCATCATCAAGCTCCTTACCAGTCATAGACTGGGCATCGGAACGAACTTGAGGCCCTAAACTCATTGATTTTTTCAACGTATTCAAAGCCGCCGTGTTAAGATTAGAAGATGCTTTGTTATATTCATTCACTTGCCTTTCCAGCAAGATCTGACTATTGCTATACTCTTTCACCCCAAAGAAGCCTTCCCTCATACCGAACAAAGAACCGATAATAGCACCGATTCCTATTTCAGTCCATCCTTCTTTAGACGTATATTGCTTTTTAAATCCTTCAGAAATAGCATCAAGAACATCAACGGCTCCGTTCATGGCGACATTATCATATCTTGACTTAACATATTCCTCAGCCGTATTCTGAACAGCACCTTGAGATCCTTCTTCCCATAAGCCTTCAGATACCGGTCTTTTCATGATATTGAAAACATTGCCTGCTATCTTCTGTCCTATATTGGGATTGGTTATTTTAATAGCCATCTCTCCCGGCTTCGCAACTTCCGTCCCTAATCCAAATAAATGCTTGTTGAGCTTCTTTTCCAACCCTGGTATAGCCTTGCCTCCTAACCCTATATACTTACCGAAAAGAAGCCAGTTGGATAATCCTACGATACCCATATTGGCAGCAAATATAGCACTACCTACATCAGCATTAGAATTACGAAAAACAGCCATTTCCTCTGCATTTGGATCACGACCATAAATCTTACGATAATAATCCTTGAAATCAGACTCAGATTGCTTCATAAAAGAATTTGCTTCAACCGATGACTCGAATCCGGCACTGGTAGCCAACAACGTCATGGTTTTAGCCGCCTCCCCTACATTTCTTCCAGTAGCAACTCCTTTTCTTACATAGTCGTTAAACACGCTTTTAAGGCTTCCTATGCCCCTATTGGCAGCTTGCCTTGCTGCCAACTTAGCTCCGATTCTTCCACCTAATTTAGCACCTATATTGCCCAATGATCCAACTCCAAGTCCTCCGGTCATGTACGCTGATATCATGGCTCCTACAGTAAAAGACATACCATTACCAAGGACGTCATTCCATAAGAAATTACCGGTATCCTTAAAAAGCTTCTGACCGAAATTATAATCTTCTACCTCTTTCTTGTAATAATGGGGAAGAAGCATGTCTATTTGCTGGTCAAGATCACCTACAAACTTATCCATGTTAGTGTTTAACGCAGCTTTGTAACTTCCCTCAGATGCCATATTGATAAGTTTGTCAGGCAGTGACACAACTCCTTGCGCACCGTACAATGCGGACTTTAAAGCGAATTTGCCTACACCATTCCAAAACTTACTCCATCCGCTCTGTCTTCTGGCATAATAATCTTCATTGTTTATACCCGGAATATAGTTGGAATATTTTGTACGCCATACCCCATCATTACCCATCTGATGACTTTCACGGATACTTACCTTCGGTCCATAGGGATTAAGGGGCGGCGCGGCAGGTGTAGCCCCCCTGTAGCTGTTACGAGCCAGTGCCTCCGAGTAGCTGTTGCTTATCTCCTTGGCTATATACGGTTCTTCGTATTCGGCAGCAGCTATCCTTGATGCGTAATCCGGAAATTTAGGTTGGGCATACACACCTTCACCAGGCATATAATTAGGAACCAGAGGCGTTGTCGTCTCTGGTAATGTAGCCGGAGTGTAATTTTCTTCTTCGGCTAATTTCCTTTGCCTTGCCACATCTTCGTAAGTGGTTTTAGCAGCAGGATTATATCTATCTATATTATTGTCAGCCATAAATTTTCTGCAAAAAATCGTTCAACTTACTAAACTTGTCATTCATGTTGGGCATGATATTTATTCCTCTCATATACGGATCTCTCATCTGATCAAGACATTCTTGAACAGCCTCCTTCACGTATTTTACAAAGAAGTACTGAGGACATTTCTGGTGAATGCTATTCCAGTAATCCGCATACTCATCATTACCTGGATCCAAAGGAATAAAATCCGAGAACAACAATGCAGGATTTTTAGAATTTTTAGTCCTTTTATCATAGAAATTGACCGCTACCTCTCTCGAACCCCTGTCATCCATTCCTTCCAACTGAACTGATATGTTGTCAGACATATCAATGAAATTATCGACAAGGGTTTTAACAACATTCATTTCATCAGGCTTAAGGTAAGAGCCATGCACCTTTACTATATCATAAAGATCATTCTTGACATCAGCCTTAGAAGCCAAACGTGGAAGACCATTGCGTATAAGATACTTATCATAAGAATAGCCTTCCTTCTTTCCGGTATCTACAAAATCACAAGTTCCAAAACTTGATTTGTAACCATCCACCGGATAATTACGTTCCTCGACCGAAGGATCTATACCCGCCTTAATAAGCTCGTCATTCGTGATCTCAACCCTTTCTGTAACATAAGAATTTTTACCAGACCCTACTTGAGCAGTCAAGAACCTTCTGACAGTGCCATTATCTATCTCGGCGTCCATATTGATGGTGTTAATAGCAGTAGGATCCAGATTATTTACCTTTCCTGCCATGTAACCAGACAATCTTCTAAACTGAGCCTTCTGCAAAGACTTTTCTGGTGAATCGGCATTCCAATTGTATCTTTTGTAAGAATCAAGGTAATGATACTGAGACAAATTATCAGAAATCTGATCGGGAGATACAGACATTTTTATCTCGTCCTGCATCTGACCCACTATCATGTCAGACACTCTACTATTTTTCTCAGCATATCTTAACTGAGTAATAGTCAAAGGCTCCCCTTCCTGATAATCCTTTAGATCTATATCACCATCCTTATCTATAGTCATATAATCAGATATATTAAAATCGGGATCACCATTAAGTTTCTTCATTCCATTAATAAGAGCCAACGTACCAGTAGAAGAACCATTATCCTCGCCTGTAATAGCATCAGATATGTTTTTCCCCAACTTGCCGGCACTCGCCTTAGCTCCTAATGACGGAGATATAGCACTAAGAATATCTATTCCTCTCGAAGGATCCATCATGTACTCTCTAAACCCTACGGCATCAGATACGCCAGTTGTTATGGCCGTGGCGAGTAGGAAAGCTCCAGCCTTATCATCTGTATCGGTAAGATTTATAAAAGAATTTCCTTTCATAAACTTAGCATTACGAACTTTCCTAATAATATCCTTATTTTTTTTAGTAACTATATTATCGATTTGATAATCAGTTATGTTATTTATAGCCTTTGTAGCTCCATTTGCCTTAGAATCAGAAAGAAGTAAAGCATCATAAGCTTCAGATAATCTGTTATTGCCTTGCCCGAAATATCCGTTTTTCTGACCTCCATTGTTTTTTAAATAAGAATATATCCGCTCTTCAGGAGTCATATTAGCGTACAATCCTGGATCAGTTTTTTCTTCTTCGTATGATGCTGCAACGATATTGCTTCTGTCTGTAGGAGATAATGAGTTATATAATTTCAATAAATTAGCTTTACGATCTGTAGAATGAGATTTAAGTAACTCGTAAGGAATATTGGCCAAATTAACAGATCCTGTCTTACCTGTGCCAGAGTTAATGGCCGTAGGCCCGTCCATAGGAGCCATCGGCACTCTCATGCCGCCTGCGGATGAGCTTTCAGTTCCCATCTTGGAGCCGTAAGTGCGCATGTACTCGGTTTCAATCTTAGCCTGAGCAAGTTTCTCTTTTGCCAATGATATTTCAACCATAGACTTAGCATTGTCAGTCAAAAACTTTTGCTGAGCCCTATCCCCTTCTAACCTCGCAAAATAAAGATCATCTTTCTTCCTTTCAAAACTTGTGTTGTCGTATCTCCATGCATCAGTCATCTTATCGAAAAGATTATTGGTAACAACAAAATTAGCAGCCGCTACCGGATCAGACGAAGCTATTATCATATCTGCCTCCCTCTTGGCTTCTGCTTTCTGATTTTTAGCTTCATGTATCTGACTGTCAATACGATCAATAATACTCTTATTATCACCTACTGATTTCTTTTTCGCTTCCAATGCTCCTATGTGTCTATCGTATCTTTCGACATAAGACCCAATGTATTGACTAACCAAATCCGGATTACTGAACACCGGATTGGTGGCTGCCATGTACGATGCTTCTATTCTCATCTGATTCCTCATGTTTTCAGATAAGTTAGCAGACACAAAATTCCTTATCTGGGAATCTGTAAGTTCATCTACATTAACTTCTATAATACCACCAGTAGGATTACCTTTAACATCATATTCTGTTGTCTGAATCTTCTTGCCTTCGTTATTTTTCCTAAAGTCACTAACCAGCTTATTTATCTCCTTAGTATAATCGACATAAGGAGAATAATGAAGACCTCCTAACCTTGATCCTGCTTTACCATCTGACCTCCATTTGTAATAAGGATCCAAAGCATGCCATTCATTAATAGGAGAATAAAGTTCAGGATGATTCTGTTTTATAGATTCTATTTCCTTCATAACCCTCTTGCCTTCTTTTGTGCCGACAATCGCGTTAATGACCGTATCGTCCAGCACCGAGCTAATCTCTCCTTGTATGGCTCTCGTAACTCCATCAGAAGAAAGATCCACGCCTTTAAATTTTTGATTGATGTTAGCAATCACACCTGACATCTTATCCTCCATATAAGCTCGGGCTTCAGGCTTATCTATCTCTTGACCCATAAGATAATCTACCTGGGTATAGATCTTTTCACGAGCAGCATCAACCTTCTGCCGTTTGTACATCATAACATCCTTAACAAGATCTATGTTGTAAGGACTAACATACGGGGCATATTGCCTTAGAATACTATATTGTGAAGCCATCAGCTATTTCTCCTTCTCTTTTTATATTTATCTTCTTCATCATCCTCCAAGCTCTTCAAATAAGGTGTAGAATAATCACCCATATTCATCACATCCTGATTGCCTTGAACGTAAATAATTTGACCACTTGGAAGCATTCTCATATCCGGAGCTATGGATGCTATGGTATTTAATGAAGTTCGAACATTAAACTTATTCTGTATCTCGCTGTTTATACTGTCATAATAACGAGCAAGATTTTCATCCCTTATAGCCATAGCTTTCAACAACCCAGATTCATAACGTTGCCTTTCTGCTATGTTCTTATCATCTGTCTGAACATAAGCCATTTCATTGAATCTATCAGCTTCGTTTATTCGCCTTGCGTTATTGAAATTTACTTCATTAACGTACTTGGCTATATTGCTTCCAGCTATGGCGTTCATATTAGCCAGAATAGCAGCCCGCTGGGAGTCGGGCACGTCACCTACTGCGTCTAACTGAGCCGATGTAGCGCGGTTGAGCTCGTTGATATACTGATCAGCAGATTGAAGAACTGGGTCTATTCTCGGAGCCTGATGTCTTTCCAGACCTTCTATCTCCAAGCCTGTATCGAGCGTTCTCAGCATCTCCGGGAAGATAGGACCGAACGCCGCCGGTCTGCCCTGTCCTTTAGGTCCGTTGTCTTCAACCACCTCCTCTGTATCGGTGTCGGTTGCAGTCGTAGGCGTACTTGCTTTCGGTTTTACCTCTATCCTTCCAGGAGATCCAATCTTAGGCGGTGTAAGGCCTGGTGCTATGGGACCGGCCTCAATAGGCTTCATTTCTGGTTTAACAGACTCAAGAACGAAGTCTATTTCCGGCATTAACCCACTATCTCTTAAAGCAACAAACTTATTATAATCGGAGCCCAGAATCTTCTTAGCGGCATCAGATTTATCACCAAATAAGTCAACATAATTCTTTATCCCTTTTTCGTTTAACAATCTTTTTTGCTCTGCCGAAACAACGTCCAACCCATAATAAGAACGAGTAGCTGTTGTCTGACCAAACTTATCATCTACGGCAAATGAATTATAAGCCTGATTCCCTCCGTAGCTTCCGGCGTCCTGGCCCCAGAATCCGTATTCATCTCTGAATTTCTTGGCTGCATCAGCATTCGTAATAGCGCCTACATCAGCTAACGCCCACAATGCATTTAATTGCCTGTTGTATCCTTTCTGGAAACCTTCTGTATCAAAATCACCATCCGTATTGTACTTGTTAGCCCATCGGTTTATGTCGAGCAAATTAGATACCGCCTTATCATTTACCCTGCCGTATCCCAAATTGCTTCTATGTTGGAGATTCTGGTTGGCATTGACACTGGAATCAGGATTAAGGATCTGCTCACGACCACTAACATCAGATACAGTCATATTAAGAGTTCGTCCAAATAACTGATTGATAAGCTTATTGTAGCCGATAGCATTCTTTCTAAGTTCCTCCAGCTCCTTCTGAGTAGGTCCACCTTCAGCCATTTTTCTGGTTTGCTTAACATACTCGTCATATATCCAGTTCTTAGCATCTGATTCTGCAATATTAAAAGCCTTAGCTTGTTTCTTTACCTGATTCAGATCAACAACCCCGCCATCCCTGAAAAAAGCATCCATCCTCTCGTTACGCTTAGATTCTTCCTGTTTGCCATAAACGATTTCAGCGAAAGAACGAAATTGTGCTTCAAGCTCGTCTATCTCTTTCTGGTTTTCATTGACGTACTTGGAAAGAATAGAAGCATTAAGATTAGATGTATTTTTGTCTTTTACATCTTCATTTTTCTCTAATCTCTTATATACACGCTCCTGATCTTCGTACTTATCAGACAAACCTATCTTCTTCTTATATCGATCAAGGAGTGTAGCATACGTATCTTTTGACGTTGCCTTAATACCATAATTTTCTCTAACGTAAGAGGCAAACTCATCATCTATCTTACGATAATCGGAAACAATATAAGCCTCTGGCGAATCAACCGGAGTGCCACCATTTTCATGTCTGTTTCCTTTGGCTTCCATAGGCCCTACGGAGTCAGGAGTCAGCACGTACTCGCCTTTCTCTATCTCTACATTCGCAGCATCTTCCATAGACTTGGGAAGAGGATAAATATATTCGCCGGTCATATCAGACGTATCTATCTTCTGACCGTTACCTAAATTCACGCCACCACCTTCACGTTCCCACTTGATGAATTGCTGACGACGCTCCTTGGCAAGTTTTTCCCTCGCTGCCTGCTCGTCTCTGCTGGCTGCATACGCAGCAGATGAAGCTCCCATGATATTACGGGTAAGACCTAATCCTAAACTAACACCAGACAAGGCAGCTTGAGCCACATTAGCACCGACCTTATTACCGGCTCTTATCCGGCCAAGACTTGTACCGAACATTTGAGCTCTACCGGTTAGATCGGGTGAATAATATGGGGTAGTCATAGGATCCAGAGGATTACCATCTTGGGAACGTTTTTCTTTAGAGGAATCAGCATCCGCATCACCTACATTCATTGCATTATCAACGACTGATTTCTCTACGTTTTTAACCATGCCCCTATTATCAGCGAGATATCCTGCATATCCTGCATCATGATTTTCAAAAAACGGATCGGATGTAGGCATACTACTAAATGGATTTATCTCCCCCTCCTCTGTTTCTAAAGTCACATCAGAAGGCATATATATATTCTGAATATCAGATTCACCCCATTTATTAACAGGCGTTCCATAATCAAAAATAGGCTGAGTAGAGGATACATTAATATCCTGTCTCTTATCCTGAACACTACCGCCAGGAGCGAATATCGGACGATTTTTTATGATTCGTAATCTCATACTATCTTTTTTCACAAAGATAAGAGAAACGAACGAGAAAATCCAACGTTATGGGATACGTTTAAAAATCAGGGACGTATGACAGACAAACCGCCCGAATCAGGGTCGTACTTAAGACCGCATGCCCGGCGATAGTTCTTAAGCGCTCTCTTGTACAAAAACAGCACCGTCTTGGAAACTATTTTCTTCATAGATTTGGTTAAAACCTCTTCTGTTGAAACAGACATCAGACAGCTATTCAAGAACGACCTGACATTGAAACCGAACAAAGTCTTCACCATTTTTCTAAACGTTCTAAAAAGATATGATGCAGAAAGAGCCTTTAATCCATTGCGAACCAGTCTCTTATTCAAATACGAAACAGCCTTGTCAGATAAACATATCCTATTCTTTCCTTCGCTGTCTACCTCTGATGAAAACCAAGAATACAAGGTGGTAGGATGTTTCTTGAGATGGTTGATGAAAGAGGTTATTATACCTTCTTTTAAAGCCCTTTTGTGGGCTACGCATGCAGCAATCTTCTCTTCTCTTTTCAAAGAGCTGTCAAGGCACCTAAACACCGTCCTATCGTCTCCGATGAAATACTGAGGACGTTCTTCCTTAAACTTAGCCCGGTATGCAGCATATCCTTCCTTACGAAGCATGTCTATCTGAGACCTGATATAGAACCTTACACACTTTTCTTCAGCCTCTTGCACGCTTTTAAGATAAGGAACTGACTTTCTCCCATATCGGAGATAATCATAAACCATAGCCTCAATAAAGTCATTGTACGGAAAGAATCTTCCAAAACCAAAGTTCCAAACTATGAAACATCGCACTCTATCTTTCCAGTAATCAGATATGAGAAAGTTGCTACAATATCTCAACTTCCTGTCTTTCTGATAGAAATGATGAGTATGTTTGTCATAAAATAGATTAAAATACCTCAAATTGCCTAAACACTGACCGGCTGGACGGCGTACTACATTGTACCCTAAGTTGCTGAAGCTATTGTATATAACTTCTATCGGAGAGACCTGCTCTTTCTTGAAGAGCTTGTCGTGTAACTTGTGAGGATTCATTATTTCATTTATTTTTGTCTCCATATTGTTTTTGTTGTTTAGTGCAAATATATGATTTTACATAAAAAGAAGAAAATGCACTGCCTTGTATCCGGTTTGAGAGAAATAGGATACAAGGTTTTTTATTTTATGACGGTTTGGATAAGAGACGGGAAAATGACCCTGAACGTAACCGTCTGACCGTCAGGAGTGGGACAACAAATCTTGAATTAAAACTACGCCTATAAATAGTCTCCGTTTTCCTTAATATTAAGACCATTTTTAATGATCTTACTCATTATATTATTTATATTATTTTATATACTTTACCATTTATTCATATAATTGTTTGCAGTGAATGAACTTAACGACCGAAGGGAGTTAAGTGAGTGAACGGATTGACAAATTACTTTTTTCGTCTATTGTATTGTTTGCCTAATTGTGTTAAAAGATTGAGTATCGTGACCGAAGGGAACGATGCGAAAAAATTTATAATATTTAAAAACGACTGAACCTATCGACTGAAGGGAGATAGGTGATAGAGTGACGTTAATAATTATATTAGGTAGCCAGTGGAGAATTAGGCAGGCTGGTAGGCGAGACGGGCGTCCATGCCTGTCAGGACAGTGGAAGTACGTAGGTCTGTTCTGTTAAACAAAGGCGATGATAGTTCCATCCTTCACGAAATCGCACAGAAAAGCCGGATTATCTTGATGACGTTCTTCAACCTTCGGTATCCGTGTAACGAGTCTCAAATCCGGCTTCGCTTTATTAATATGAGGAAATAAAATAATATTGTTCTAATTATCGGTGACGCCTTTAATGCGAAGCTGAATATTGGGAAGCACGGCATTAATCAAAGCCATTTTCTTATCCTCTTCGCTTTCTTTTTCATGCTGTTTATACATCATGCTGTAATCACTGTCATCACCATCCTTTTTCCCGTCTAACGTCAGTAAATGATTTATGATGTCCTTACCATACGTTTCAGTCCATGTACGGAATCTCTCTTCCTCGGACTGTCTCTCATGGGACGGGACTTCCGGGTTAGGAAGGGCGGCTGCCACTTCTACCTCTGGAAGTGTTACCGATGCTGCTATTTCAGCATCATCTCCGAATCCCATTTGACCATACGAAGATACGGAATTTTCTTCAATTTCCAAACCAAGATTTTTAGCAACCTCCATAGCATAATTATAACGGTCATCGTTTCTTATAACACTCTTATGAGGACGTCCTGCTCCTTGGTTCCAAGCTACTACAGCATCTTTCAGGTTATCGGCGTTCATAAAGTCCTGCCGGCTGTAGTTGTAATACCCTGGTCCTTCTTTTCCTTTTCTTGTGTATAAGAAATTAGAATATCCGGTTTTCCCTTCGTATTCATCAGCTAAAAACTCAAGTTGGTCTTTGAATGTTGGTGTAGAATGACCTTTCTTTTTGGCGTGCTTGAATAGCTTATCCATACGCTCATTATGCCATTGCTGTATGCCGTATGATGTTCTGTTGTCTCCGTATATGTCATCTTTAAGACCGGATTCAGCCATGAGATTACCTATGATAGCAAGCGCCTGTATCTTGGACATGCCGCGCTTATTAGTAAAGTATTCGTATGCTTCACGTTGTTTATTTACAACACCACCTTCTTCGTATTTCCTTACAAACCTTTTAGGTAAAGCCTTGTCATTATTTCGAAGAACACTACCTTTCTTAGGATCGTATTTGATGCGTTCCCTTATTCTAAGAGGAACATCCCTTTCCGGTATGATGTCTTCCGCTATCTTTTTTCGGCTAAAATCATAATCATCCTTCACATCCAACATACCAGCATCCGGATCCCATCTTACACTGAAATTCTTCAACGCACCTAATCCGGAAGCTTCGTTTACTTTTTCAAAATTGTCACCATATACCTCTTCTCTAAATGGACTTACACCTTCATTTACTAAAATCCATTTTCCTGGATTTTCAAATATATTTTTATTTAGTTTATCAAGGACCTTCTTATAATCTCTTATTTTTCGTTTACTTTTTTCATCAGCGTCCTTATATGCCTCATCAAGCATGTTGTTCATATACTCTTTATCTAATAAAGATTGTATCAAAATAGCTTGTTCTTGAGGCAATCCTACATACTGAGCATCATCATCATCGTCATCAAAACGATACTTGCTCGCCGGTAATCTACTTATATCTCCATCAGTGTAAGCCTTCCACATTTTTTCTTCAAAATCTGTGGCTGTATCTTCCCCTGATCGCTCCCTATTAGGATCCAACATTCGTTTCACAGTAGGAATAAAATCGGCTATTAAACTAATAGGATCAGTGTCTAATATTGGATTAACGGATTCATACCACTTATCAGGATCAGCGTTATTGGATATACCAACTGATTTTATATTCGAATCAGACACCCTGACCTTATCTCCGTCATATCCTCTACCTACATAACCTGTATCACCGTATTTTGCGGCTACATGACGAGCGTCTTCATACTTTGAATCATTAGTATCTTTTTCTATAGATTCGTTCTCTACAGGCTTGTCTTCAATCAGGACATAGTTACTGTCATCATCCACCGTCCAGGGCTGGTCTGTCGGCGTAGAGAACACCCGGCGCTCGAAGGCACGGTGCTTCTTCTGGCCGCCCATACCTTTCTCGTTTTCATTGTGATTTATTTCTTTCACCGCCTTATCATAATCACCTTCTTTAAGGTATTTGAAAAGCATCGGGCTTTTAGAATACTCTGGTCCTCCTGTATTGTAAAACAAGCTAAACAAAGCATCTCTCTGATTATTGTTTAGATTTTTGAAATTAGGAGTTCTTCGTATAAATTCCGGAACAAACGTATTAACTACACCTTCAAATTCCTTATCGGCCTCTTCTACTGTTATACCATTCTTGTATTTTTTAAGAAGATGAGGAAGATGAAATCCGTACCCGATTGTTATATTCCCCTTCTTGTCGTCATATAATTCAGGCTCAAACTTTTCCCACGATTTCAAATATTTTAGTATATTTTCTGAGGGTTTCCAATCTGATTTATTCTTCTTTGCCATTTTTTTCTTCCTCTAAGAATCCAAACATTTCATCTGCGCAATTACCAACAAATCCGGCTATGTAAGCTGCGTGTTCATCTTCTCCCACCTTAAAGCCAAGAGACATATTACAATGTTGACATACCGACATAGCTGCATGAAATGATTCATGACATATGTTTTGTGTAGTCATATCATTCTCACTTTGAAAATTCCATAATAACTTAAAAGCTCTATCATCTCTCTTATCACGAACAAGATTCATAAAAGAGACTTCTGAATCTAAATCGCCTTCATCTCCCCATTCTCCTTCATGATCCAATTCTGCATTCTCAAAACGATCACACAATGTTTTGTAATCTAACCCTATGGTGATAATTAACTTTAGTGGATATATCACAAAATCAAATTCTTTTTCTTTCATTCTTTTTTTTCAACAAATGTAAACAAAATAGCCGAAGAATGCCACCATTCATTCTCCGGCTTGTTATGATAAATCTCTTCTTATGAAAACAGTACGAATGTAAGATTTAAATCTTAATCTTCTTAATTTCATCAATCATATTCTTATATCCGCAGAACTTGCTGTTAATAACATCGAAGATAGATTCTGACCAGCCAGCTATGTTCAAGATATTAGATCCTCTGTAAAACATCTCACTTCCATATCCTTGAATAGAAATAGAAACGATTTTGCAATTTGGATTCACTTTTTTAAACCCTTTCAAAAGTTCGGCGAATTTACCATATTTATAATTGGAACTTTTCTCCCATACAACAGATTCACCGTCTCCTATCTGCATATCTGAAATAACGTACAAGTTATCTACTTTGATCTTATCTTTAACGCACTTATCCAAGAATGCAAAAAGACCGTTTTCAGTGGCACCACCGCATTCTCCTCCGGCAGTAAAAGATTTTTTGTTATTCCATAAAACACCTTTACTTCTATCATATTCGTAATTGATAAGTTTGTCACCAAACATACCAATAAATACGTCAGGAAGCACAGAAGCAATCATACAGCCAAACAAGTTGCCAATGACAGCCGTACTTGTTTTGCTAAAGGCAGACACCTCAGAAGATCCTCCCATATCTCCACGTACAGAGCCAGAGTGGTCAATCAGGATAGCCGACCGCCCCTCCAATACCGGCAGGTTCTTGCAGGAGATGGTTATGGCTTTCTCCAACGCATCTAAAATCTTATCTTTGTTACGCGCTGTTAATTTAGCACGTTTTTTATCCGACTCAAATACAATATCATTATCGGAACCATCAGTGCCTATATTTTCAACCTCTTTGAAAGCTGAAGCAAAACGGAAAGGAAGCATCTTCGAATTAAGCACCTTCTCTTCTATTGTAAGCTGCCTACAAACTTCATCTATTTGATCAGGCGCGTATTTGATTATGTTTACAAGGTTACGAACCATATTAAAAATAGGCATGCCTTTTACATTAGAAACCACGTCCCGAATAGCGTCACCTAAAGCTTCTTTCTTTTCCTTATTGTCTTTCTTATCCTGTCCGGCTTTAGACATTTCTTTTTCAAGAATCTTGCTTTCGTATAATCCAGACAAAGACCGACCTTCTATAAGGTACTGGAAAGCCGTTTTGTTAGCCTGATTGCCTTTAGGGTGAAATAAGTTTACGAGGTCAACCATAGTAATGACCCTACTGTCCATCTTATACTTATCAATCCGATACGGATCAAGACCCTCCAAAGCCGTCTTAAATCCTTTCTTAATAGCGCTGGATATTCCTCTTAACTTCTTTGGATTTTTGTCGTTAAGAGCCGCATAGCAGCCAAGGATTTCGCTCATATCATCAGGACGCATAACGATCTTGTTATAGAACCTTGAAGCCCATTCCTTACCCGATGCTTTGCTGGCAAGGACAGAAGCCATAAGATGCGTTACTGACCTAAGTTTTCCTTCTCTCCTGACATACAATGCTGTTTGTGCTGCGAAATGCGGATCTACTTGATCCATAAGGTCCTTAATCCTGTTCACCTTGTCTTTTTCTTTCTCATAATAAGAATCAGACAACATGGTAGTCATTACCGTAGACACCAACTCTTCTTCCGCATTAGGCTTATATGCCTTCTCGCCCATGTGATTCACGATCGTAGGTTTAACACCTTCATCCTTTTTGTTAAACTTTCCCATTTGTTGTTTTCTTTAAAGTGTTATACAAAAAAAAGGCAGTGATATTACTACCACTGCTTGAAAAAAAAATATATCAAAATGAATACTCAATGAGGGAAAAGCTGAAGTTAGTGTAAACAATGAAATAATGGATTTGAACCATCGACCTATACTTTAAAAGAGTATCGCTCTATCCATCTGAGCTAAATTCGAAGTAACTAACCCCATCACCACTCATTAGTTTCTTATGTCTTTCAAACAGAGGAAAAGCGGAGCCGGATCTAAAATGAAAATATCGGATTCGAACCGATGAAAAGCAAATGTACCTGATGCTGCGTTAAACCACTACGCTAATTTTCGAAGTAACCGAACTCCTCACCATCTGTATATTTTATTAAAACAGGGATAACCCCGTTAGGGATAAGTCAGGAATATTTCATCCTGTAAGTACCCATCGCCAATGTTATAAGAGGTTTTATATAATGGCAACACTGTTTCGTCAAATACACTACTCCTGTTTAATCACCATCCTTAGAGCTACAGACTTGGGTAAACATCCGTAGGTAACTATATATTCTCAAATAACGTAGTGTTTACTTCAACACTTAGGCTAATAACCCGATCTCTGAAAGAGATGTATTAAACTTTTATAATAGAATTATATCAGGTTAATACTATTTGGGATTATTGTCTTATATTATAATCTCTCTTGATTACGATGCAAATATAGACACTAAAATATGATTTACAAATTAAAATGATTTAAAATAGATTAATTTGAATAAATTATTTTAGAGCCATAATTGGATTACCCCATCTTTTTTTCCACTCCTTGCCTAAATAAGATATAAGATCATTGTAGTTTGTTATAAATCCTCCGTCTATTATCGAACTTATGGCTATTTCCAATTCCGTTATATCATTAAGTTGTTCTTCCGTTGCCATATTTCTTATTCCATCCTCATGTTTATTGAATACAATAAAATTAATAGCCTTTGCTATCCTTTTTATCTTATCAGATAATTCATTTTTGTTTTTTACAAGTGATCCTACAGATTTACATGTTCTTATATAAGCATCACCTGCCATATTTCTATTCTTGATAAGGCCATCAGTAAGCCATATAACCACACTCGCATATATATCTGGATCTAATTCCAATGCAACCATTACAAAGAAATAAGGATCCACAAACCATTTCTGATCTTTTCCTTTTCCTTTTCTGTAAGCCATATGATATTTTTTAAGATCAGTCAACTTGCTAATACACAGATCGTTTTTTTGTACTGCGATTTTTACCGCAGTACATATATTGTTTATATTCAGTCTCTTAACTAAAGCATACATTTTCTCTTGAAATCCTTTTGTACTCATTAAATCATCTAATCTTTTTGGAGCCAAACCCTGTTTTTCCCTCTTTTCAGTCAAAGCTTCCATTACCTCTGTTATACACACAAAACCGTCTTTTGACATAACAGAGATGTTCCTACCCAACAATTCTCTGCTTTCTGATTGCAATAACACGTTACTTTTCATAATTTTACATCGTTTTATTGTTAATAAATAAGCGCCTATCTGTCCGCGATGGATCGATAGGCGCTACAAATATATTCAACTATTATTAAATCACAAAATAAAAACTACTTATTTTCAACTTGTTAAATATTGTAATTTATCTATTCTTAATCTTATCTTCAGAAATCAACCACTGGAATATGATTTTCCGGTTACTAATTACTTTCTTTATCCTCATCAGCATCCAACTTCCCCTTAACCTATCCAGCCATGACCGTCTGAAATTAAGAGCATCAGGATTAACTGACTTATTTATATCGTTATCGTCCTTGATCCAGATAGGTGTTTCAGATCGGTCATCGTCAACCCTGTTGAAGAAGTCATTTAACTTATGTCTTCTATATACCTCAGTATCCAGGACCTCAGTATAGTCGCCTACGATCTTCGGATACGATATACGTTGCGCTAAATTATTCTTTTCTTCTGGAACAAGATGAATTTCACCTGAGTTGTTTGTGTCGTTGTAGATAGTTATCGTATCTAAACCTACTTTCCTGTCAAGAGTGTAATTCACATCATCTACGTATTTCCTTGCATCAAGCTCGTATTCTACAGAAGCCAGCGTAGAGCCATTATATTTCTCTTTTATCGGCACTTCTAATATAAATGGATATGTTGCTCCGTAGAATGTCTGGAAGCTCTTATTCGTCAGCAAATGACTCCATAAGCCACCTTCTTCGTCTGATGCCGGGAAGTTTATTCCTGTCTGGAAATATTGTTGCTGTTCTATATAATAGTCAGGACAGAACGAATAATAAGAAATCCATTCTTGCTTCAGACACGAATATCCGATAGTGAACGACACGTCTTTAAAATACTGTTCGTCTTTTAAAGATATTTCCTTATCGTTTGACAGTACCTCTGTTTCATTGTACAAGAACCTTCCACCATCATATTTGTAATATGCCGGGTTCTTAACAGGTATATAATCTTTTTTAGTGATAAGTACCCTCTTATACCTGTTATCCCATCCAAGAGACAGACCAAGACCGATAAATTTATTGTCTGTATCTTCTTCTGTCATCTCTGTGCCGGTTAAGATGTTGGTTATTCCGTATCTAAGAATCTTAAAAGGAAGATGACGCTTGAGCCAATGCCTGATACCTACACTAAGTTCCTTGAGATTACGTCCGTTCGGATCGGTCATAAATACCTGTGCTCTTTTAGTATCTACCCAGAAGTGACCAAATTCTGAACTAATTATTTCAGTGCTCTGTGTTCCAGAATAACCGAGGTCGGTCGTGTTGTACTCCAGAGGCCGGGACGCGAACAGACCGCCGGTGCCCATCTCAGCCTGCCCTGGGGAGGTGCGCTCCTTGATTACGTCTATGGCGTTATGGAGTGAAACCTGGTCCTCGAACCTGACAAGGATCTGATCAGATTCAATACGCTTCATGTGAATAAGCTTACCGTTGCTGGTTGGGAACTCATGATAGTCCATAGGCTTGTACGTTAGCCACGGATCTGTTTGACTGTTTTCAGATACGTCAGCCCTACTCCATATAACACCATTAGGTCGCTGGTAAGCACAATCATAAAAACGACGTTCGTATGTTGCCGGCAATACATTAGGTGTTAATGTCATTCTTGATGAATAGATAGGACTTATCTTGTAATCATTGTCCCTATGGATAGATACGTTCTTTTCTTGTGTCCACCAAGCAAAATCACCATGAGCCGGATAAAACCATTCATGGGGCTCTACTCCTTCTAATCGGAAATTGCAATTTATTTCCGATTCTACAAGGAATTGAGGGATACCATAAGACCACAGATAAAATCTACCATCCACATATTTCTTAGCCTCGTTCTCACCATTTAAATTATACAAACTTTTTCTATTTGGATAAAAAGAATACGTTCCTTTGCTTGATGATGTCCAGCTATTAAAACGTTCGTTGTCAGTATGCTCAAGCATATCTTCTCCAGTATCGTAATTAACGAAATACTTGGGAAATCCGACATTTCGGTAATCATTGTAAGCAAATGGTATCATATCCCCTATACCAAAAGCAGTATTATAAAAAAATGGGAATTTCCGTTTCATGGAAAACCTCGATATGTAGGTGTCACCGCCAAACAGCGGTTGTTTCCCTCCTTGGAAGAATCCACATCCTCCTACTGATATCCATTTTATGTCTTCTATAGCTCCATACTGATCGGGTCTGTACCGCATAAGCTTCATATACGGAGAACAGATATAAGACAGCATCTTCGTCCTTTCAAAAGATTCTTTAGATCCAGCATCAGAAGCCATGATAACAGGGTCATGGATACGACTTGTATCATATACCTGGGCTTGCATAGGATACGATACAAGATACTTTGAATTTAAGATGCTTGTATCAGGATCCTTTTCTCCCGGATCTCCAAAAGACAAGAACATAGAAGATTCTCTATCTATGTTATTTATAAACAAGAAATCTTTTGAAGCGTTTTGGCTATCATCACCCACATCTTCTCCAGTAACCCAAGATGATGTAGTAGACGGATCGGATATGGGGTACATACCTGATTTAAGACTCTTGGTGTTAGCCAATCCTCTTAATCTGTTTTGTTCGTATGGAGCCGTATCATCAAAGCCCATCATGCTATTATAGTAACCTACAGATGTATAATAAAAAGCATGATTCCTTCTTGGGCCATTGTTTATGAATGTCGTAAGCCAATCATATCTGTACTTACCATACAATACCGGTCTTTTGGCAAGCGTATCAGATATGGTGGCAATCATTGAAGCAAAGATCATTGCCATATTGATATTTCCTATCACACCTATATACGCAGACGTAGAACGGTTCATAAGCTCTTCTGCTATCTGAGAAGCTATGGTGGCCGTGGATTCGATGTTGGCTAATGTGGCCGCCATCTTATATGATTGTTTTCCTAATATCGTCCATTTGGGATGATCTTCAACCTCATCAAAGTTTCCTACAGACATTCCCCTTATAAAACCTTCTATAGCTACCTCCGTAGGAGTCTCAGGCTTATTGAAATAAATATCAGGAGAACTAAATGCATACCATACGTTTCCTCTTCTGAAAAATGGGTGAGTTATAAACGATACCCTTTTTTCAGTTGCGTAATTAAAAGAGTCATCCGATAAATCATTATACGGATAATTAGGATACAGATTAAGATTCGAGTTTTGACCTGAATACCTGTACATGTCGTAAGCTATTCCGGTAGCTATAACAGAACGATTAAGACGTCTGTCACCTCTATATATCTCATAGCCTGTAACCATATCTCGCTGCTCTTTGGTTATCAATCCAGAATCTACAGCAAAATCAAGGAAGACGTTAATCATATCCTCGTCTACTAATATCCCTATAGGATAAATATCCGAAGGGACATCATAAGATCTCACATCCCGGTTCATAAAAAGCATATGATCGTTGTCTGGGAACTTGTAGTGCCGGATAGGTTGTTGGCAAAAGACGGTACTGGTGTCTACCGTACCATATTTATGACCTTTAAAAGACATCATTCCCTTATCATCCGTAGAAGGGGAACCGTAGTACTCAGTAAGCTTGGATACGATATTGTCGTAAGCTTTCTTGGAATTGCCTTCATATCCATGATCACTTATCTTAACCTTACTACTGTCATACAGTTCAAAATTAGCAGGATACTTCTCAGACGATTCCCAGTAAGCAAAATCACCGTACTTATATTTTCTTGGAGCGCAATTTATGGGGCGATCCCCGCATATCGTACACTGACTGGCGTATTCTACAGTAGCCCTTAACGATATTTCTTTGGCTCGTACATTTATCCGGTCTATTTCCTTTTCTCTGATACCAAAAATATATGGGTATATAGTTTTACCAAGGACGTAAGATGTGCCTACCAAACCTCTTGACGGATTCTTGCTATGTTCTTCTTCTCCATCGTCTTTAACCTTACAGAAATCAATTTGTCGAACGGTAAAAATCCAAGGGCATGATACGATAGGGCAGTCTATGGCCACATACAATCCATCAGGGTACTTATCGAAGAACGATTCGCCTATGTGTCCAAAGTAAGGACGGGATGCTCCAACAATAACATAATTATCGCCTTCATCCATGACCTTCTCCCAATTAAAGTTGAGATCATCCTTATCTATCTTCCTATTGCTTCCTTTGTATCTTGGATCTAATGATTTCCAGAAAGAAAGACGGACATATTGTGTGGACACAGCATCCATAAGACCATCTATTTTACCCAAAGATTCCAGATAAAGAACTTTGTCCTTGGCCGGGAAATCAGGATCATCCCATTCTTTAGGTCTTGTAATATGAAGGAAACGGGCGTTACGAAGCACGCATTTCGTAAACCTCCATACCAACAACTCTGACGTAAACATCGTAGAACCTTTAACATCTTCAGGAATAAGAGCACCTACGTTATTGTCAGCTAAATTAGCATAAGAATCCCAGGTCCATCCATCTCCGTAATCTCCTTCTGGAACGTAACCGGTATCAAGGAAATTATATGAATAATCATCTATCTTCTTCTCTATCTCAGGCCAGGTGTCCCTTATCAGGGCTCCAGGCGCTATCCTTGACCTGTAGGCGTCGTTGTGTATAGTGCTCGAAGAACGTCCAGCACGCCAATCTGGTAGGCATCTTCCATTAAAACAAACCTTCCCTTCTTCATCTTCTTTATCATTATTCCACACATCATTCATAAGAAGATAAGCTCCGAGCAGTGTAGAGGATGACTGGAATGAGTTATAATCGCTTCTGGCAACAGTAGGATTAAGACAAGGTTCTTCTATAAAACATCCGCAAGTACACGGCATAGAATCCAGAACATAAATAGCTTCGGCTATAGATTGTAATACAACAGACGGCTGCAACAAAGAATCATATACAGCGCACGCCTTGGTCCCATCATCACCCGACCAGTATCCAGCCCAATGACCGCCATCTTCATCATCGGCAAAGAAATACTTGTCCATAAACTCTATCATTTGTTCCTGGAGTTCCCAGTTAAATAGCACAGAATACTTGTCTTGCTTTTCACCGCCGGTAGTGTATAAGTAGTCGGTGGATACATGTTCCATATCCTCAAGCTCCTTATACGTATATTCTTCACGGAAACCTACAATACGATCTACCGGAGCTGTAATAAGCGAATACTGGCGGTGCGCATCAGTACACTCGGCTCCAAACTCAGGAGCCTCGATACCATCTATAGCTTCTTTTTGTTCCTCCGTATTAGGATCGTCAGGGTCTCCGTAGCTGTTGAATATATCGCATATTTCGTTGGCAGCAGCATTATTAGGTTCTTCTGTAGCGGTATTACATGCGATGTCTTTTATATTAGATGAAAAATAATTAATCACCTCATCTATTATAATCTGACTTCTGAATGTAAAACTAACGTTCGTATAAGTTTTAAAATCATTTTGCAATGTTATGGTTTGACCGATAGTAGCCGGATTCTTACATTCTTCTTGTCCGGTTTCTTCATCATCAAAATCCTTCGGATCTCCTGCCGTATTATAATACTGCCACTTGAATTTACGCTCTTGCCCTGAGCAAGGAGGAGCATATTGGTTTATGGATTTATATACTCTATCAGTATCCTTGTTTTCTATTTCTGCCGCAGCATCTTTATAAGGGGGAGGTATTAACACAAATGCCGGAGTTTTGTAACCGTTGGAGCATTTAAAAGAAATCGCAAACGGATACACTTCATTTCTCATATACCCCACATACAACGAACAGGCATTACCATCCTTATACAGATCTTCGTGGGCTACCGACGCCTGCCATTGAAGGAAGTGACCCATGAGGGAAACTACAGGTTGTAAATTCCATTCTTTTTCCGCCGTAAGACCATATTGAAGAAGACGATTCCCGACAGCTACAATCCCTCTTGATGTGTTATACACAGGTTTTTTCAAGGATATGTGTTCGAATGTAGTTCGTTTATTATTTAGATCCGAATAATACAAGATCGTTTTTTCAGACACCGGGTGAATACCCTCTACGAAATAATCAACGACCGGCTGTGTCTCTCCGTTATATCCTACTGTATTCTGGATAATAACAACCTTAAAATATTCAACTTGACGATCTATGTTAGATACGACAAACCTAATACCTAAATTAGTACGTTCTCCCCATTTGCCATCTTTTTGAGTAATATACTGTTCATCGAATATAGGTACAGGATTAGTAGGATTAGAATAACTTCCAAGCTCGTTTCCAAACTCGTCACAAGGAGCCACAGTAGCCTGATAGACGCCTGAGCGTAGGCTGCCCCCGTACTCTATCTGAGCCGGCTCTATGCACATGGGTTTGAGTAGCGGAAACACCCTAAGTTTCTCACATGCCAGAAAACAACCATTCTCCTGCATGAACTTTTTCCTATCGTATTCTTTATCGCATATCTTATACCCATGATAATGATACCATATATCACCTTCATCATCAGGAGTAAGGGCCTTGTCTACAATAACATACCTGGGAGGATTATAGTCGTCAGTCCAGTAAATGCATTTCCCACATTTCTCTGTCTTTATTTCTATGGTTTTTATAGGATGATAGATAGAGAAATTGAGGCACGAATCTTGCTCGTTGTCTTCCAACAAGGTTTTCATGCCAGAGCACAACGACTCCGATCCTTCTACCATAGATTCTATATCGGAGTCGGATAAGATACTTGTATCGGATTCAGGCTTGAAATAAGTTATCTTAGATACGCCCGTTTCAGGATTTGTTATAAAAAAATAGATATTGCCTGAAGTAAGATCATTCTTATAACCAATAACCTTAAACCCATCGAAATCAATACATTTAAGGTTACTGTGCTCGTTAGATCTCATCCCAACATTACCATCCTCGGATTCTATGTTGGCATTCAAGGCAAACGTATAATGCTGATCCGTAAGACTCGACGGATGCAGATCGCGGTTCATACCTGTTTGAGGAACCGCTATGTTTCTGTTATCTTCTGATGCCATCTTTGTAACTGTTTGTCACAAAGATAGCAAAAGAGATTTAATCATGGGCTTTCAAAGTGAGCGTAAAATGGCAGATAATCACCTTGTCACATATCTTTTACCCCTAATCAAAACAGTGCCATCACCACCAGCTCCAGCATAAACCATAGAGTATCTGACGCCGCCGCCTCCGCCGCCATAACCTCCACCTCCTTTACCAGATCCTCTTGTTGATCCTCCTGTGCCAGATCCTTCACTGTAATCAGATATTCCTCCTTGGAATGCTACTCCGGTGTTAGTTTCTCCACTCCCACCACCGGCATTTCTTTTACCGCCGGATTCTCCAAAATCTCTGGTAGTATGACCTTGACCTTTAATTACTCCAAATACTCCTCCATTTGCGTCTCCACCATCTGAAGCGCCATCTTGTGTATATGACGAACTTCCGGCACTACCACCATCTCCTCCCTTATATTTATTAGCGCCCTTTCCGCCATTTGCTATATAAGACGAACTCATGAATAGAGAATAACCACCATCTTTACCAGGAGAATTTTGTTCGGCTTGATAAACTTCTGCTCCTCCTTTTCCTACTGTTATAGAAATAGATTGACCTGGTTTTACAGCAATAGCCTCTCCGTCTTTCCAACCTTTGCTATCAGATTTGAAGGTCTTGGTATAACCACCTCCACCGCCGGCAGAGCTACCGCTACCTCCGCCTCCAACTAAAAAAACGTCTACGAGAAAACAGCCATCAGGAACTATCCATGTGTAATTCCCGGCTGGATAAAACCTTATAAGAAAGTCTTCAAGCTCCCTATTTTTATCAAAAGAAAAACGACGCCTCATAATATATCAGGAATTACCCCCCCCCCTATATATAATAACTTATTGTAAATCATATAATTATATTTAATATAGATAATCAAACAAATACAAAGAAAGAATCATTGCGATACATACTACCCCTCTCTGTTGCAGAAGTAATACAATCAACATCTTCATCTGCATTATTAATAAGATCTCTCATTCCATCGTATCTATTAGAAAACATAAAAACGTACCTCTGGTCATTTATCTGAAACTTGTATATAATACCCTGTTGTTCACTTGTAGGATACGGGTCAAATGTAATCCGTATTGACATTGGTTCATAACCGGTAGAGGTGCCTGAAAACGAAAAAGAAACTGGACTCTGGGTATGAATATTAAAAGCCGTACCTTCTCTAAGTTGATTCAGTACACTATTTATCTTATCCCGGCTAATTGTATCGGATTTGACTTTATTCATTAAATTAAATAATCTGATTTTATCTCCAGGTTCTATTTCTGTTTTTACACAATGATAAATAGCTCCATTACCAGATCTTTGTTCTTCAAAATATCTTCTCCTACTCACGATAATACTCCTTTCTGTAATATTTCAAGAAACTAAACCCTTCAGACTCTCTTCTAAATATACCAGGTTTGTTCCAGTCATTTTCAAGATCGAAGGCCTCTCTTTCAAATACGATATTGTGATATGCTTTCTTGTGATTCCGGTATATACACAATCTTATTAGGTATTCAACCAGATACCATACATAGTACAAAAATACCGGGATAGTAAGCAGCCACAACATCCACCATCCTGCATGGCCGTTAAGACCAGATACTAATGCTATGATTGAGATGATTATAAAGCCCGTAGCAAACAACGCCTGATATTGATTACAATGCGTCCCTTCATGATATTCTGCCTTTAATGATATGGCATCACGTTCGGTAAATACGGCTCCAAACAGCATAATTGTTTTATAGCCGTCAATGAACGTAAACAACTTAGCTATCTTAGAATTGTAATAGATTTTCATTTTCCGAATTTAATTTTGTACCAGTTACACAATATCAAAAATTCAATAGGTGAATTAACACCATCCCATTCCCATTTATCTAAATAGGCCCTGAGTTTATCTCCTTCAACGCATTCGGCTTCTTGCAAGAAGACAAGATGAGGCATAAATAACTCCGATCCTTCCAAAGACTTATTAAAGAACTTAACCAGCCTCTTATTAAATCCAGGACCGTACCATGATTTTTCATTTGTGGATCCAAGACAATAATAAGAATTATTCTTAACCTTAATACCAAACCATTTACATATGTATGGATGATATACTCTATCTGCTAAGAATATAAATGGTTTATACCATAGGCAATGCCAGAATGTACTGCACTCGCCTCCAAACTTCTTAAAAGCCCATCTGAACCCTCCAGAGAAGTACCAATTGTTAGCCCCTCTCTTAACCTTAACTTTGTATTTAAGATTCTTATTCCGGTTGCTAACCCTATCCCACGGCTTGACCTTATCGGTATCCATATCAGGAAGGAATGTCCAATGATGAAGCAAGGCACTGTAATAAGGATTGTATATCTTGTGCCCGTTTCTAATAACGTACTCAAAAATATCGTATCCTGCTTGCCTGGCTTCTTCAAATCCTTTTTCTGACAAGAAAGCTAATATCGGAGCCAGATTCCAAATCTGATCTTGTGAAGTGAATGGAGAGAAGCAAGGGTCTTCATCTTTTAGCTCTATACCATTAGTGTACCCGGAGCTTATTTTGGAAAGACCAAATTTGTTTGCGTCTTCACCATGTATGTCATCTCTTAAGAAGAATCCTTTTTCGAATTTGAAATAAATACCTTTATTGCTATTAAAAAATAGATCATAAGTGGTATCGGCAAGACGGGTAAGTACCAGTATGGCATTACGCACATCATCTTCTGTCTTGTTGCCAAGAATCATTTCCGTGTATAGAAACTGGAGATACTGAGCCAGGTTAATGGTTCCGTCGCCGACCCAGCCTACCCCGTTCTTCACCGACGACAGTGGGATGCACGAGGCCTGCTCTGTGTAGCTGGAATCATAAACGAAATCCCGGTAAAACACCTCCTTGATCTTATTGTATTTATTCCACAGATCTTCCATGCCATTACCCTATTACGATCACACAATCTCGTTTTTCTTTATTGTAGACCATCGTCCCCATCTTAGTGTACAGACCTTTTATATTTTGGTAATTGGTTTCACCATTAGCCGAAACGTTGGTAGTAATGCTGTCGGAGTAAACTTCTTCGCCGCCTTCGTTAATGAAATTAAATCCTTGTTTAACCATCTCTCCTCCAAGGTAGGCTGTAAAAGACACAACAACATTCCCTCGCCCTCTATTTCCATACCAATTACCATAGATATCAGCATTGATATTAGGTTCCGACTCGTCCATGCCCGGCGCTGATAGCAAGGTCTTCATCTTAATAAGCGCTCCTTCAAGACCGGACTGCATGTTATCACCACCATAAATAAGGTAATCGCCTACCTGTTGTTGGGTAGTAGCCCACTGCTTACTCCATCCAACGTACTTATTATCTACATCCGAGATGCCTGTATTGGTGAAACCGGTTGCAGTATCAAAATCGGAGCCGTCTTCTGATTCCCATCCGTATCTAAGAACAAGATAATCGAACTCAGGAATTACAACGACCTGCTCGCCGGCAGCTTGTGTGATTGTAACACTCTTACTCTCTCCACCAGCCGTTACCTTAGCTACGCCTCTACGATCTTCAGCTACCGGATTAGGGCCGGCTGTGAAAATGATGTTTGCCGGTCCTACGCCTCTCATTTTGTCGGCGGTTACTATTTCGCTTGCTTGAACTTCCAACATATTATTTAATCTTTAAAATTTCAAATACATATATCCAACTCAACAAAAATACTACCGGGCAGTACATTGTTTCTACCAAACTCGCATCTCCTTTAAATTGTCTGATTGACCAAACAATCATAGATGCGATAACGCCAGATAAATATATAAATAAGGCTACCTCAATCATACCAATTTAAGTATGTTGTCAATTACAGGATACGCCTTAGCATATATCTCAAACTCAGCACGCCTCCGTCTAAGAGGTTCGTACATGCCTTTCAATGTCATACCCATCATCTTAAGTTCGGTCTTAGCATTTTTCAGCTTAACCAAATCTTGCTGTGCATACAACTTGAACAAATCAGCTGCCCCTTGTGCCTCCCCATTATACATCAGCTCCTCAAAGAATCTCATCTTTACAAAATTATCTACATAATCCAATACCAGACCTTGAGGCGTGTCTGGTATAATTATATTAGATTCTCCGTCGAAAGGAAGAGACCGGTACTGCATGTAAATAGGACCATCGAAATTAGCATACAGGAATCCGTTTACGATATTTATCTCATACGGACTATCCTTTATTACCTTATTCCGGCATTTACTTAAACAAGAATCACGAAGCATAGGCTTAGCAAGACCTAACATTACCGGCCGGTCATAATAGCAACGAACTTCATGATCGCGATCGTGGGTGTTAATATAAAATTTTTCAACTATCACTTTCTCGCATTCGTCTTTACAACATTCATCGCAAGAACACCACCTATAACTTCTTTCGGTACGTTCTTTCCAGGCTATTGTATTTTGAAGTTCTGGTATCACCTTATCACCTTCTGGCACCTCATATCCTTTAAAATCACATTTAAAAGCCAGAATAAGATCAAAGTAATCACCAGGCATACGGGCCTGCCCTCGCTTGACATCCACTACCGCTTCTTTGCGCATAGTAATATCGCCTCCAAACTTCTTCAGGGCAATTTCTACCCATTTGTAGATGGATACCTCATCTATCAGATCACGCTTGTCAAATGATCTTAAAGACGATTTTAACTCTATGATATAATTTTCGACTGTCATCTCTTAAAAAAAATGGAGGACAGGAAACGAACCTGACCTCCACAAAGATATGAATAATATGTATAACGTCCTATTTTGTGTTTTCAAAAGTTAGGATCTTCAAACTTGCCGTACTTCAAGAAAAGGCTCCTACACTTTTCCTTTATCCCCTTAAGTGTGACTTCATATCCGGCACCAGTCATGTAGATGGTTTGCTGATTAACTCTTTCCCCAGAATACTTATCTACAAAATATGATCTATACACACCAAACTTATTTTTGACAATATCACTGTATAACTCCCATCTACCCTGCCCATTTCTGAACATAAACTTGACTTCCTCAAGAAACAAACGAAGATTCTTTTCTGCGATGATGATTCCATTCTGCTCAAGCTTCTTCGCCACATCTCTGATTAGCCACATGTTTTCATGATCCACCTTTTTAAATGACTCAGAAAACTCTATATCCCCTTTCTTTTCTTCTAACGTATTTACAGCTATTTCTTTTTCCATTCTTTCTTGCTCCGCCCTTTTATGTTCAGCCAAAGCAATGGATTCCGCTTGCTGAGCTCTACGATACTGCTTAGCCCATTCTTCGGCTGCTTCTGCCGGATCAGTAAAATTTGGAATAGAAACCAAGTTTGATGTTAAAAATTCTTTTATCTTCGAGTTACACCATAATCTAAAATCAGTATCCAACCATCTCGCAAAATCTATGGCGAGATCTTCAAACATCCATGTACCTCCTCCATTTTCAGGACTTCCAAACATGGTTGTAACTATCTGATTCTCAGAAAGGTGGGAAAATCCCACCATTGACTTAATTAATTGATTTACAGACGGCAACCTTAGATACTCGGCAGGTTTCTTATTGAATGCTTTTGCCATCTGCGTGGCATTTAACAATATACCATAAGAAGTTTTTATAAAAGAAACATTATGGCCATTATAGCTAAAAATTTTAGATAATTTTACAGATAAATCCATTTCGTTGGATTCTGACGTCAAAATAATGTTACTACCCTTCGCATTGTTTTGAAAATTGTTTACCTTTGCCTCCATAGAGCTTTATTTGTATAAAGATATTTTGTTAGCATTATATCCGTCCGCTTGAGAAAGTAGACGGATATGCAAAAGTAGCGATTATCCTGTATCCACAAAGGGTGATCGCTACTTTTTTTTTCTACGACTTTCTATGTCCTAATTCTTTATCTTCGAAAACTCTCTTAATCTGGAAATCTTTAAACACCCTTCTTTTAGCAAGTATTTCATTGTACATAAATCGGTATCTTCGTCCTTTATTCATTTTAACCCTTAACTTCTTTTTCAAGCTATCTTGTATTACAAAATGGTAATATCTTTTGGAGTCTGCGAAATCCATAGCCAGGTGGTTGTAGAGGTAGCCGTTGGTGCCGAGCCTGCTCACGATGTCCAGGTCCCGCCTGACGGCAAAGCGCTGCCCCGGTATAAGTACATGGCATAAGTATCCTACGTTATCTACATAAACACCGGCATCAGCCTCTATATAATGTTCTGATACGGTTTTCCATATAATAGACAACAACCTTAAAACCTCTCCCCTGTCTCTTATCATGCCTTTCTTAAAACCATTCTTTCTCTTCATGAGACGATGATAGTAGGCTGCAAAATACGGTGATTGTATTGATGTTCTTTTCATCATTCAAAAATTAAAATTATACATTTCAGATAATTAACATTAGAATGTATTGTTGCATCGAAATACTATTCTATATTTGCAAAGTCTACCGATCCTCACGGACAGGTAGACTTATATTTTACAAAATTAAAATCGTAGTAAAGTTATGAAATCAAATGTTGTTTTACAATCAAAAGATCGAGTTTTGTTAGGAATGAATGTGTCTGTTATGTCTAAAGATGGTTACATATGTATAACTGACGCGATGAAAGCCTTGTCTGCTAAAAGAGAAAAATTGGGTTTGGCTCCAAAACAATTGAGTCATATAATAGAAACTGAATCATTTAAAGAAAGGTGTACTGAATTGGTTAATAAGCTGGAAAATAAGCTTTTATTGAGTAGAAGAAATCTTCTACTCAATAATAACAAATTGAATATCAGCAGTGTAATGGATCTTGGGAAATTAGACCTTGCCTACAAAAAAGGAAAAGGAGTAGATCAAAAATGGTTTGTAAATCCTTATCTGTTTGTCATGATAGCATTAGAGATGGATCCAGAGATTTACGCAGAGGTTGTCATTTGGCTCACGGATGGCTTGATAGAAAACCGGAACGAAGCCGGTGATGCATATATTAGGATGTGTAGCGCAATAAGCAGAATAGTTCCAAACAAGAATGACTTGAAAGACGGTATAAAAAGAGTTGCTAAAGCTATTAATTTCATTGTTTTTAATAAACACGAAGATGGAATAAGGAATACTGCCAGTAAAGATGAGCTCAATGACATAATAGCCATAGAGAACGTCATAGCCTCTGTTATTGATGACGGTTTTATCAAAGATTACAATTCTTTGATAAATTACCTCGGAGATAAATGGAAAAGAAAATGGGGAAACCCTGTTCTTGCATTGAAATAGTACAAAAAAACACCCGGCCAAACTATATAACTATGGTCGGGTGCCCAATAAAAAGAATCACTGAACAATTTGACTTTTTTGATTGGAATCAAGATTCGGATTTTCATCAACAGGAATCTGTAGCCTGAATGCTACTTCCTTTATCGTCTCTGCCACTACGTACTCAATTAACTTAATAGGGCAGATAAATTCGTATTCCCATTCAGATTCACACCCTTTAGGTGTAGGATCGCAAGCCATTAACTCCAGCGCCTTCTTTCTTCTTGTTGTGAAGAACTCTACGTTAATAAGCTCTATATGAAAATCTGGTATATAAATATAGTCGTTTTCTACATAATAAAAAGGACGACGTTCTTTAACGTATTTAGCATACGGTCTTTTTTGTTCATTACGATACGACTTTATTTCAGCGAACTTAAAAAATATAGTGTTATCTACGTTAGTCACCTTAGTAATAGCTGGTCTAAGGGCAGAATAAAGAAGTCCTGGAAGTTTATGTTTTGAACGCATAAGTGTATTACACAACGCAAATTCAGCATCGCAGCAAACTATCTTGTCAACTTCAATCATCTCCAGGCAAGTAACGTAAGTTAGGAGCCGGTGATCGCCGAGCAACGTCCCATCATCCCACCTCTGGGCTGTATAGGATTCAGCTTTTGTACGACCAATATTCAATATCCATCTCCGACTAACATGTGAATCTTTGTCAAGGGCATGAATACCGTTTACGACTCTTGATACAAATTCACCATTGGTAATCATACTCCCCTCCTTTCTTTCGATCTCGCTTCTCTTGATTTGGCATTCAAGATCCTCATATAAATCTCTCTTTCACTCATGCCGGATATGGTTTTTATAGCCTCATCCAACATAACTTTCGTATATAAAGGTTTAGGGAATCCTTTTATCTTAACCGGATCAGGAACTAACTTCGCCTTCCGATATTCATAAAATCTTTTAGAAGTTACATTAAGATAAGAAACAGCCTCTTCTCCGGTATAGTACTTAGCCGGATTAGCAAGCTGCGTCCATGTCTCAAGATCGTTGGCTGTGAGATGATCACATTCCCCGCTTAAAAACATCTCCTTTATCTTATCGCATACCGCTGCACCACTTTTACGCAGCGTCTCTGTCAGAATTTCTTTCATTTTCAAAACACCCTGTTCTAAATCTAAAAACAATAGAGGCAATGATTATCAACAGAGTAACAGCCATAACAGACCACACTACTATATTGTGCTCAATAGGCATCTCTATATTAACCGTAACCCATTCTACACAGATATTAAAAATCATGCTATAGATCAATAACCTATGCCATATACAAAACCTGAACATTCTTGAAAAAGCCAAGAGAAATAGGTCCCATGATAGAAAATGACCTAATATCGGATACAGCCAATTAGTGATACTAAAAGGATAAAACTCATCAAAAATGCTGGCTAACATAACAACCTGCATCAATACAGGATAGTACTTCACAAACGTCACACAGACATTCCTTTGCCCTTTACTAATAAACTTGTTGCTCATAATAAATTGTTGTTATGTTATTAAAATGGGGAAGGTGATCAGCACCTTCCCCTGGTTTTCAATCACTTTTTAGTGCTCGTCTTCTTTCTTTTCATCTTGCCTCCAACGCTACCGCCTTGACGCATTTTAGGTTTGTCTTTCTTATCGACTTCACCACCCTGACGAGCTTTCTTTTTACAAGCCATGATACTAAAATTTTAAAATTGAATGATATGCAATATTAATCATTTTTATTCTAATGGACAATACTTAAAACAAAATAATATAATCCAAAAAACATTCAAGGGAGAGAACTAAATCCCCTCCCCTGTTAATTATACTGGATTAAGATTTATTTGAGAATAAGAGTATTTTAAAGTTCCTCTATCATCACCGCACTCAGCTCCATCTACGATAAAGTTGTAAGAAGCAGGTGACTCATTATAGACATTAAATATACCACCATTCTTGGAAATACCTGTTTTTTCAAATTGTCTAACAGTAGCACTCTTATACAATTTGCCATCATAGGATACGTTTATAGTTCGTATATACCATGTAGTATCCTTATTCTCATCTCCAACATGAACATATCCTGCCAATATACCTCCCGCTACAGCTCCGAAATACGAACAAGAGCTTCCAGGCTGTTTTCTCTGGGTTGTAGTTCCAATGCTTATAGTAGCTCCAGATATCTCACGGTAACTAGAATCTACAACCTTGATGTCGCAAGTATAAATTCGTATATCTCCATTTTCATCTCCAGTCCACTCGAATCCAGCAATACACTTGCCGGCACCAGGGTTATAAGAAACATTATTCTTTTTATATGTAGCCCAAGAGCCGTTTTTTAATGTAATATGTGCTGGTACAAGTTTAACCTCAGCCGCAGCTTGTGTAACATTTATTTTCAATGTTTTACCACTGTCATTTTGAGTAAGCACAACGGATCCAGTACGAGAAGAAGATGTACTTGTGTTGGCAGTTATCTTAAGAACACAAACCATACTATCAGAAGCCTGATTTTTATACTCAGTCGTAATCCAAGACGGTTTAGACGTAGTGGCAAAACCATGATAAGAACCATTCAATGTACTTTTGATTGTATATTGAGCATCATTAGATGCAGCTTGAACAGATAAAGATTTATCTGAAGTAGTATTATCATCGAATGTGAACTTATACAACATTTGTCTTGCCTGCGAAATACTAAGAGTAATTGTCTTTCCAGATTCATTTTGAACAAAAACAATATCACCAGATCTGGAAGAAGATGTTGTATTGGCAGATAACGTCACCACAGCCTTCATACTTTCAGATGTCTGATCTCTGTAATCAACAGAACACCAATCAGGTTTCGATTTAACAGAAAAACCTATATATGAATTACTCTTAGTACTTATGATAACTTCTTCAATGTTCTGAGATTCTCCAGTTACAGACCTTGACTTGCTTGTTCTTCCATCATGGAACTGAAATTCATATGGAGCATATCCACATTTTCCAACTTCATATTCGTATTTGTATTCGGCATGACCACAATCATCATAACGAACGTATTTCACTTGATCACCCTTACATCCATTTTCTTGCCAAGAACCGTAAGATCCGCAATTACAGCAATTCCTACAACTTACAGAATATTGACGATCTATGCTACCAGAGCAACTATCACGATAAGCATCATACTGAGTATGACCTACGCAATCTCCTGTTCCGTAATAAGACCAGTCTGTACAAGATTCTCCACCTCCATTAACCCATCTTGTGTCGTTGTAAGAAGAAGAACATGGATTGGTGTCACGTTGTTGCTTCTGAGACGTACAACCGTCACAACGGGTGCTTCCGGTATCCGACCAAGAAGGAGTTGTGCTATCAGCTACGCAATCACCGTTTTTGTTAGCTACTGCCTGACCTTGGGAATTTACAGCATCTTGAGCCTTCTTATTAGCATCAGCTTGACTGATATTGGACGTAAATGGACCACCTACCTGATCTTGTGTTACGGTAACAGAAGAACCATGCTGACAGGTTCCGCAATTATTTCTGGTGAAGACCTTACTTGCTTTACCAGTCCAGGTACAAGTTCCCTGCGCGTCGGCAAGAGCCTGCCCCTGCTGTTCAACGGCAGCCTGAGCCTTGCTATTTGCGTCTTCCTGACTTACGGTAGACGTAAAAGGACCGCCAGTTACATCATCTTGGTCTATGGTAACTTTAGATCCGACACCGCCGTCAGCACATTGCTTTGTAAATTGCTTGCTATATGTTCCGGTCCAGGTACATACCTTATCTCCACCTTCTACCCATCGTTCATTTTCTCCACCATAGCATTCGTTGGTATTAACCTGTTTTTTATAAGATTTACCACCTTCACATTTGGTTTCGAGCGGCTCGGAATCTACCCATACAGGGTCGGTGTTATCTGTTTCACACGTTCCGTTCTTATTAACATAAGCCTGACCTTGTGCTTCTACGGCTTCCTGAGCCAGCCTATTTGCCTCTTCCTGACTTTCATTAGAATAGAACGGTCCACCTACCATATCTTGTGTTACAGTAAGAGGAACGCCATGTTGACATGATCCGCAATTATCTTTCGTAAATTCCTTGCTATATACGCCTACGAACCTACATTTACCTTTCTGGTTGGCAATATTCTGTCCTTGGGCTTTTACAGCAGCCTTAGCCTTATTATCAGCATCTTCTTGACTTACGAAAGAAGTAAAAGGATTACCTTCAACATCAGCTTCACTTACCTCTACTTCTGTTCCTGAATCCGGTATCTCACAGTCGTTCTTCTGGAACGTTTCTGAATAATGACCGGTCCAGCTACAAACCTTATTTCCGCCGTCTACCCAGCGTTCTTGATTGTGAGTTTCAGAACATTCGTTGGTATCACGTTGCTTTTTCTGAGACTTACCTTCATTACATCTAAGTTCTTCCGGTTCTACGTCCTCCCATACAGGATCGGTGCTTAATGGTGTACAAGTTCCGTTCTTATTAACATAAGCCTGACCGCCTTCTTCTACAATCCTACGAGCTTCTGCGTCTGCTGCATCCTGGCTTTCTGTTGATGTAACAGGGCTTCCATTTACCATCTCAGCCGTAACCTCCATCTCTACACCTTTATGACAAGCCTCGCATTCTGGAACGAATCTCTTACTGTAATGACCGGCATAGACCGTCATATTCTCACAATTACCCTTACTGTTAGCAATAGCCTGTCCTTGTTCTTTGACAGCAGCTTGAGCCTTGTTATTGGCATCATCTTGACTTACGGTAGATGTGAAAGGAGCACCAACAACATCTTGTTCGGTTACGGTAATCTTAGACCCCACCTGACCTTCATTACAATCGTTTTTGGTAAATTCTTCACTGTATTTACCAGTCCACGTGCAATGTCCGTCCCGGTTGGCTATGGCCTGGCCCTGCTGCTCGACGGCAGCCTGAGCGAGCGCGTTAGCCGCCTCCTGGCTTTCGTATGAAGTAAAAGGACCACCGGTTACATCATCTTGGTCTACTGTTACCTGCGAACCTACGCCTTCTCCGTCGCAATTGTCTTTTGTGAATACCTTGCTATATACACCAACAAATTGGTTTTTATCTATGCAAGTGCCTTTCTTATTTGCAAGATCCTGTTTCTGTTCTTCCATAGCAGCCTGAGCGAGCGCGTTAGCCGCCTCCTGGCTTTCCCTTGATACAAAAGCATCCGGGTATCCAGCAAGATCCTTTTCAGTTAAATCGACAAAGCTTCCGGTCTGAGATTCAGCATCGCAATCATTTTTCTGAACACGAGCCGAAGCCTTTCCGACGAAATAATTTGGATCAGTAACGCATTCTCCATTCAGGTTTGCCTGATCCTGACCATTTTTCTCTATATCATCAAGAGCTTTCTGATCAGCATCTTCTTGACTTACGTCTGATGTGTATTTACCGGCTTCTACTGTGTAAGTATAAGGCGCTCCGATAAACCCATCTTCACAGTCATTTTTATAAAATACTTTTGACTTCTCTACGTTATACCATAAATTTGTTTCACATGTACCATGCTCATTAGCATAACCTGGGCCTTCAGCTTCCAAGGCATCCAAAGCCTTCTGATTAGCATCCTCCTTAGAAACAGAAGAAGAGAAGCGGCCGGCTTCTACAACGTACTCTACCATAGATCCAACTTCAGTTACCTCACAATCTGTCTTTTGGAACATTTTGGATTTCCTGTCGTTGTACCATTTTATGGTATTGCAAGTGCCATGAGAATTAGCATAGTCTTGACCTTTGGCATTCAACTCGGCTTCAGCCTTACGGTCAGCATCCTCTTGGCTTATGGAAGAAGAGAACTGCCCGGCTTCGATCGTCATCGTAACCAAACTTCCTTCTTCGGTATCAGGATCGCAGTCGTTCTTTCTAAACGACTTTGATTTCTTGACATTGTACCATAATATGGTTATACAACGACCATGCTCATTAACCCAGTTCTGACCATTTTGCTCAATGTCTCTCATAGCCTTGTCATCAGCATCAGACTGAGATATGATAGACGTGTATTTTCCGGCCTCAACAACGTACTCAAGCTCTTCCCCTTTCTCTGTCTCAGGATTACATCCTTCTTTTGTGAAAAGAGCCGACTGCCTTTTATTTCTATAAACTACCTGTTCTTTTTTTTTATGAACTACCGTACATTCTTCAGATACGCTACCATCCCTGGAAGATACCCTTATCTTGACACTTCTGTTGGCACCAGTATCATTTTCATCAAAGTGAATATTAACCTTACTGTTAAGACTGCCTTCTTTCTTATCTATGTTCGCCCAACAATTACCTACTTTCATTCGCTAATCCTCCATCTTAAATTTTCGGGAGTTGTACTTACGTTGATTACCTCCGGTGATCCATCTGAATCAAGATCAACAACATCCTTGTCCAGGTAGATTTCCTCCTTATCCACAGACTCGCATTCAACTATTTCAATAACATAATCTTTTATATTACTTTCTATACTTAACTGCGTGCTTGTTTCATCACCCTCAATTTGTTCAAATTCCTTATCCAATTTAATGTAAGGAACGACCTTTCCAGGCTGATAAATAGGAATCAGTACACCATTTATAGTTATGTTCTCATTAACTTCATTCCCATCCTCATTGCCAGGCATGGAAACAATCATCGAAACCTGGAACGTGTCTTCAAGACCCGGATCACCAGGGAAACCATAATCAAGCCTAATATCATTGACGTCAATATTAAGACCGGAAGCGGTAGTAAATGCTTTTATGACACCCTTTATATCTTTCTCACCCGTAATAAGGGCATTGATAGAAGCGGCGTTGGTAGTAATAAGGATCTGCTTATCTCCACCAGATATAGGGAACTCCAGCCTGCTAACCGAGACTTCTGTGATCTTAATGCCTTTTTGCCTGAAAGTAATAGCTTTCATACTTTCAGTATCGGATTTCTTCACAATTCGGATAGTGATCCTGTCTTCCCTTCCTTTCCAAGATGGAGCATCGAAATTCATTTTATCACGACCGACACCTTCCTTCTTGTCCGAGGTAAGCCAAGAACCATCATCCATCTTATATATTTTCTCTCTCGACATAATTATCCTCCCTAATTTAAAGTGTCAACTCCCATTCAACTCCATCATCGACAACCACCTGCACCGTAGCCGTACCTCCTGTAGCTTCAAACGTTATATCAGTAGGAATGACGTCGAATATCTCTTGTACACCTACACATCCTAAGCCGCAGATAATGTCCTTAAACCATTCCTCTTTAGCATATTTTTTAAGAACCTCTTTAAAGAACTCACGAAGCCAATCCGAATCAATGGATTCCTTAAGTATGGTTTCTATTATTTCCTTAAGCCAAGATTCGTGCATTTCCTCTTTCAGAATCTCTTTAATAAGCTCGATAATGGTTTCTTTATCTAACTTATCAGAAGGCACAGAGCCATCAACAAGATTACCCCCACATATAAATCCTTTGCATTTTTCTGCCATTTCTCATCCTCCTAAATTAACAATGGAACCCATAAGAACTATTTGCCTCTTCTCGGTACACGACCCTCACTTCAGCAAATTCATCTTGTTGACACATATCCCGGCAGAACCTAACAGTACGGCCCTGGACTTTATACATATCAGAAGGTACGACACCTCCGCAATAAGACACAAGCAAAATCTCTGCCGGATCTTTCTTTAGAACCACATGAGAAGTACCGTCAAATACTTCTGTATTGACAGATCCACTTACGTTAATAGCCCTTGAAACGTATTTAGCTAAATTAGCCAAAGCCCTGTTTAAAGGCATACCATGATACAAGCCAGCTTCTTCTATAGTTTCCCCATCATAGAATATTTTAGAAGAAGGAATATCGCAATGATGCGGGCGTTCGCACCCACCATGACTGCCAAAACAACCGTTGTTACCTGTTATTGCCATTATTGCTTAAAATATTTATTTTTTGTTTTAAAAATTCTATTTCCCCATCCTGATATTCCATACGGCATATCATTGCATTGATTAAAGCCGTAAGATCAGATTTCTGAGCCAGACTGAAGTAGCCAGCGTTAATGCCGTCAGCGCAGTACACGCAGTTCGTGCAGGTGTATCCGTCCGGGCATGGCACCGGCGTCTCGTCCACATGTGGAACATATACGTGTTTGCCACTTAAGTCCTTACCAATTTGTGCACTCTTTTCCATTTTGAAGTTGTTTTTCAAGTTTTTCAACCCTTTGTTTTAAAAGCGTATTTTCTTCAACCATCCTATCCAAAAACTTATCTATGTTTTCAAAAACCAGTTCTATATTATGCATAACCTCATTATAAGGCATACCTGGAGTTAATTTGGATATGAATGTCTTGCATCCTGTATAATGAATGCAATGATCGCTTAAATGACCATACGGGCAATCGCATTCTTTTGGAAGAATTTCGCAATTATCCGTACAGTCATTACACGGATCAGACCCGATACAGATATTAGATCTCAGAATATCAGGTCTGTCATCTTTACAAGTGTTACAATTCATGACTTTCTTTTTTTTGGTGCAAGATAATAATTTTCATTCACACCATCACAACGAGAAGTCAATCAATGTATTCCAAGCGGTTAGTGCTGCCTTTAAAAACGTATCCGCATCTGTTTTCTATCTCTACATCGGTAATAGGGAGAATAGCATCTTTGCCATAAGTAAGTTCACATTTTGAAATAAAATTTACTATACCTTGATAATTACCATGAAATTCCCTTGCGAGTTTCCTGCCAGTAGGAATCCCTTCTTTATTGGTTTCAGGAATACCTATCAAGCACTTTATCCAGTTTGGTTCATTCTTGTTATTGCTTCGTATTTCGTAGTTCACGATATCAAATACAATACCTTCAAGGTTCTTGACATCGATGCTGTCCGCATCCATTTTCTTATCAATACGAATCGTGCTTGTTAAATCTCGTAATTTCATGATATTTTCTATTTTTGACATTAATGAATAACTGTCACAGTGTTTTAAAAGACCGAAGTAAGAAGACCAGCTTTCATTTGTAATACACTTCTTCGCGTCTTTGGCTACCCTCTTCCTTATTGTCACATAACCTTTATTGTGTTCAGATACGCCTTTGTTATTACGGTGGAAAACATACCCGCAAAAATCAAGAGGTCTATCCATGTCTGTTATAATACAAGTATGCCTTTTAGATCTTATCTTAAGCTCATACCACCAATAATTCTTAATCCTCCATTTGGCAGTATTAGCATCCTCCTTAGTATAGAAAGCAAGGAAATTATCGTCGGCATATCTCAATGAAAAAGGAGCTATTCTCTTTGCGAGATCATCAAAATCTTTCATAAGGAGATGATGAATGAAAGGGCTTGTAGGGGTTCCTATAGGTAGCTCTCCAGATACGAAACTTACGTCTATTACAAAATCTATAAACTTTTTATTTGAAATAAAGTTCTTAAGTACTTTTCTAAACACTTTATCTTTTACATGGTTATAACATTTACGTTGATCTATAACCAAACAATACTTCAAATCAAGTCTATCATAATAAACGTGCTTCATCTTTTTAATAAGAGACCTTGATTTAGACGATGCTGTTATGCCAAATCCAGGCTTACAATTAAGACCATTCATATTATCCTTCTCATAACACAAAGGACCTAACTTTACTAAAACAAGATGCTGATAGATTCTGGTGGTAAGATCCGGGCTGTTTATTTCACGAACCTTACCATTCTTGTTTTCTTTTACAAGTTTGCGATATTTGATTTTGCTAACATAAGTACCATCTAAATACCATTCATACAATTTTAACGAATTACCATCAAAATCAGAATTAAAATTAACAACATCATTCTTTTTAGAATGGTTTTTAAATGCTGCTTCGCATGCTTCTCTAATATCATTCAAACTTATATCTATATAGTTTGAAACTGATTTCAGTTGTGGGCTAATGACGGGCTTACGGCCGTCGCGCATCTCTATCATATTTTTATCATATAACCTCATACGCTTGTCTTTTATTGATTCTCCACTCCTGGGAAAGATTAAAAAGAATATACCCAATTTTTTTAGCCCACACAGGGCAAGGCCACAATTGTTGCGATTCGTATTAGAAGTGGCGTTATTCGCATTCAGATTACGAGGCGAGCAATTGCCATTGTTCGCATTACCGCCGAAACGAGCAGCCAATTCTTTTTAACCTCTTTCTCAACCGTTATTTGCTATTTCAGAGGTCAGATCCCAATGTAAGACTTGTTAGCAGACTAACGGATTTCATTGAATAGATTTTTATTGTTTATAATGTTAACTATCTCTGTTGTCTAATGACATTGCAAATGCATGTATAATATTTTATAGCTACAAAACAATTTGTATTAAATATTTTAAATTTTTGTTTTGTAGCTATAAAATATTATATTAACAAGATACGGCTGCGCCGTGATATAGTATAAAAGGCTGCGCCTTAGCGCTGCGCTTATGATGGCTGCGCCATCAATGGGTTGCACCCATCAAACCTGCGGTTGACTGGCGTCTAATAACAACTGGGCAAGGCCACAAGTGTAGCGATTCGTATTAGAAGTGGCGTAATTCGCATTCAGATTACGAGGCGAGCAATTGCCATGGTACGCAGTACTGCCGAAACGAGCAGCCAATCTGGACTTTATACCGACAGACGAAGCCCAGTAGCAATTGTCCCATGTATAAAAACATTCTCCTGTTCCGATACTTCCCCCTTTTTTATCCTTCCATCCGGTATAAGGAATACGGTGTAAAGCATAATTATCTCCTAAATTTTGGGTAGTTGCTATCTTTTTATATTTAGATTCAAAATTAAAAACCTCACCATTATTTATAGTAGACCTTTTCTCATATGTCCATTTCTTTTGATCTGGCTCTATATAGATATCAATAGTATTGCCTATACGAGTAACATTAGGATCATTTAAACAAGTCCCTACCTGTTCGTATCCTCCTCCACAATACCTAAAGACATCTCCAGACAAATTCATACCATCGTATAAAGACATCCTTAAAAGAACTTCCAAATCAAATTCTGCCGGTTCGTCATTTTCGTTTAAGGCTGATATAGTTTCGGCCATTTCCTTAAACACAATAACATTCATATGACCTTCAGCCATACTCTTGGCCCCCTGGGCGTTCTTATACCAGTATTTTCCTCCATAAAAATCAAACTCTGACCCTTCTTCTACGCCTGTCTCAAATGCAAAAGAAGCCGCCATCTGGCTTTCCATGCACTGTTCTTTAGGATACCCTGAATTTATGAGGTTAGAAAAATGAGTTTTTTTAGTAGGTTCATAATGGATAATAGAAGCATCTGTAGCCCATGCTCCATATAGCCACGACTCTTCTCCTTTTTTACGGTATTTCACTCCTCCACATTTGCGATAATTGACATCATTACCTACTCCGTTATTACTTGATATCCCTGATCCGAAAGTGTCTGAATTAACCAAGTATTTAGTACCGTACAACATTTCAAGGTATATGATATACGCATTCAAAGTCAAAAATCCACCTTCAGAAAAAGGATAAGAAGATTCAGGATCTACGTTATTAGCCCTCGAATACTCAGCTATATTGATTTGATTTACGCCATTGCTTCTCGGATAAGTTCTTCCATTTAGAAACATCGTGCAGGCGTTACCAGCTCCGGCTCCGGATTTACAATTTGTTTCTCCTTCATACAAGAAAAAGAAAGATCTTGCCTTGGAGTCTACTGTACATACCGGTCCAGGAGATAAGGCCGTGGGTGGCAGCACAGGGCACGTCTGGCGCAGGTCAAGTCCGTCCAGCATAGGAACCGTGTCTGCGTCGTACACCCCAGACCATATTTTCCCACTTTTTCCAACTACCTTATCAACTACATACAGACTCTTGCTACATCCTAAGAATATGCTATAATTCTTTGAAGTAGTCTCCCAAGGTCTTAAAATCCTTACCTCTGATCCTGATACATTATAAAGTTTTTGACCAATACCGTACTCTTCGTAAAAAGCCTTGGCGTCAAATGCTCCGGCATCACAATACTTATTTTTATGACCGTTATCCAAATACAGTTCCACATCGCATTCGGCTCTCATTTCCTCGGTTATGCCCACCGTAGGAGCAAAATCTCCGTTTTCAAATCTAAGGAGATTATTCTTACGAAGCTTTCCTACCGGACGCACTTTGTCTCCGGTATTTTGAGTCATATCTATAAGGTAAAAATCCCAAGAAGGGAGAAGGCTTTTGTCGCCAACTGATTCCGTGGCTTCTGGAGGAAGCTGGTCATCAGCCCAAGCGGATGCTGATCCTGAAGCACCTTCTTTAAGAACGTTGAAAGTATTACCATCAGACAAAACAAAAGGCTCAGATTCCTCCCCTTTCTTCGATAAAAACTTTTCCCTTTTACCAACTTGATTAACGACGATGTTCTTCTTAGCCTTATTCCCTTCATCGGAAATAGTGTAATTCAAAGTCGTATCAAGACCTTCATTTATTTCAGAAAACACCGACACCAGTTTATCATTCTCACCTTCTGTCGGATTAAATTTTACGTTGCTCATTTTCAAAAATCAAATTTACATTCATCAACAACAGGCTCGCATTTGGTATTTTCATTAACCCATTTCATGCCCTCTTCTTCCAGTATCTTCTTAGCCTTTTCATTGGCATCATTAACGCTAATGAAAGACGTTACGGTATCGGCGTATATCCTCCTGTATTTCTCAGGAGCCTTCCATCCTTCCTTACAACGTTTACTAAACCAACCATGTTGATCTTCGTTGTAATAAACGGTTTTACATACTCCAGATTCGTTAGCGGCAGCCTGCCCTTCTTGCTCAAGAATCTTCGCAGCTTCGTAGTTGGCTATTTCGGTACTAAACTTAGACCATACACGCCCGGCCTCTACCACGTGATGTGTGGGTTGTTCTTGTTTTTGACCATCAGGACAATCATTTTTAAAGAAATCCCCTTCCTGTCTTGTGTTATAATATACCTCGCAACAGCCACCTACTTTATTAGCATACAACGGACCTTCTTTCTCCGCAAACTCTTCCGCTTTCCTATCTGCATCATCTTGGCTTATATCCGAACAAAATTCAGCCTCATGAACGATAAACGTTTCTTCAGAACCAAAATCTTCCGGACAGTCCGATTTCTTGAAAGCTTTTCTGTATTCTTTGTTGTAATACATCTTTTTCATGACAAGATCTTATTAAGTTCTTCTTTGAATTTCTGAATCTCGTCCGGGCACAATCCGCATTCCCCTTCACATACGATTCTTCTCATACGATCTATTTTAAGAACCGTATCCATATCAGGCTTGATACCTACCTTATACTTATGATATTGTAGATACTGATCAGCCTTACATGCTATAAAACGATCAGCACACTCACATAAGTAAGATGAAGGGAAAAGAATTTGCTGTGTACTTCCGGTAGCTGCCATATCACTTCACGGTAAAATACCTGGCGTATTCTTTATTTATGTATTCGGAATAAGTAGCAAGATCATCCGGATCTGGGCACTCGTTCTTCAAATTAACGATCCAGCCTCTTACCAGCTTTTGAATATCAGCATACCTTTTACTTACACCTCCTACAAACCTGAACTTGCGATGAAGGTCTATAATTTTCTTGTCCAATACAGCAAGTTCATCGTATTTCTGAATACAAGCCGCATTAGAATCAGCTTTAGGTGTCGTATTCGACTGAGGCTTTATAGCCCTATTTCTATTAACAGAAGTAATATTACTTCTTCCACATCCACATCCCATAACTTATTTATATTTAATTAATTACATTTTGCAACCACAATTCTCACAATTATTGAGAACGTAAATCAATTTAGATGCCTTTTCGTATAATTGTTTTACGTTTTCAAAATTCCCTAATCTCATATTGGCCTCAGCCGCAGCCAGCAGAAACTCTATTTCTTTTATTTTGTCAATAACGTCATCATCCTCATGATCACACAATACGGTTGACCTGGCCCATATCTTATCTATGTTAAGACGAATCAGATCGGTTTTTAAATACTTTCTGTTAAATGAATAAGATGAAGGACTACCTTTTATGGTAATATCGTATATACCATCTTTTAGGTTTTCAAAATCATTTCCACGACCGGGATTTATGCCAAGGGTCTTACTGTTGAATACATTCAACTGATTCTTACCAAGATAATAAACATACTTATTTTCATCTTCAGGTGGCACAATCTCTATAATAGCCGGTCTGTCTGCCAGTATCCCCCATTCCGACTGATCGGCTATGCGAAGCGTTTTAGGGTTGTTGGTGCTTATAACCTCAAAATCAAGATGGATGTTGTTCATACTCTCCTCCCATCCCATTCTGGTAAGGGAATCATCGTATCTGGCTGTTATATCAGCTCCCTCTACCTCAGTGCTATTAACACGTACCTCGGTACCATTTATCTTGACTCCTACTATTTGGGCTACCAACGACTTAGCCATACCAAACATAGGAACAATGATTTCCCCGTTATAATCAGTTCCTTCATTTGGATACTGTACTACTTCCGTCTTGTACAGGCCATCATTTCTTCTGGCTACTATTCTAATAACCATCTGATTTTCTATATCGTAGTCGGTCATTACTATCCTGACATAGAAAATGTTATTTCTTATCTGTGGTAAAATATCAATGTAATTCATTTCCTTCTCTTTTTCTACAAAGATATAGAAATGAAGCGATAAAACACAACACTGACGTATATTGTTATGGAGAGCAAGAACCCTACCCGCACATTCGAAGATCTATTCCGTATTCCCGGAATATGTCGTCGAAGGATATATCTTCGTTAGAATAATACACTTCGCATATCTTACGGTATTTTTTCAATGCCGAAATATACAAGCTCATCATACTCTTACCTTTTATTTTCTTAATGGCTTTAGTGATGACCTCTTCAGTAAATGCACTCATTAGGACATTATTGAAGAAGGTTCTAATATTGCAACCAAATCTTTCTTTAACCCTACCCCTGAATAGTCGATACAAGGTTATATTCTTCAACGTATTCAAACCATTATTCTTCAACCTTTTATTCAATGACTCAACAGCTTTATCAGAAAAACATGTACGATTCTTCCCTTCTCCATCTACGTATTCCGAAAACCAAGAATGAAGAGTTCCTGGATTTTTCATTATTCTGCCAATAAAAGAATCAATGATGCAAGTTCTAAGATTTCGTTTATGAGCATGGCAGGCCGCTATTTTCTCCTCCCTATTTAATGACATGTCAAGACAACGAAAAACGCGGCAACTTTCATCTATGAAATATTCGGGGTGTTCTTTCTTAAATTCCTCACGATAAGCCTTGTATCCTACTTTTCTAAGGTGAGATATCTCATAATTTATATAAAACCTAACACACCTGCTCTCAGTCTCCTGAACCTTTATACTATATGGAGCCGATCGACGACCGTATATAAGATAATCGTACACCATAGCCTCCACAAAATCAGCATACGGGAAATAACGACCAAATCCGTAATTCCAAACAATAAAACAACGCACTCGATCTTTCCAGTAGTCGGTGATAACAAAATTACTACTATGTCTTAAATTGGACTTCTTTTTGAAGAAATGACGTGTTTTAACATCATAATTAAGATTAAAATAACTTAAATTTCCTAAACATTGACCTTCCGGTCTACGCACTACATTATAGCTAAATCTGTTATACTCATTGCGTATAACCTCTAAAGGTGAGACCGACTCTTTCTTAAGAAGTCTGTCGTGAAGCTTGCGCCCGTCTGATATTTGAAGTATATTCGCCATATATTTGTTTTTTATTTTGGAGCAAATGTAACAAAATTGTTTATTGGCTCCAAATTTTACTAAAAGCTTTTAGCCTGTCCCTGGTTTGCGAAAATAAGGGACAGGTCTTTTTTTGTACCCAATTGCATTACGGCAAAAACGGTACCGAATAGCGATCATCATGTAATATGCTGAGCATCAGGGTGGACCAAGTTATCTTGAATAAAAACAGTCCCGATTTTATCGTTCCCGCTTTTATTATTCATTCCCTGAATTATTATTCATCTTGTTTTAATTAATTATCAGTTATTCATATTATTTTAACTTTTAGGACCTTATTCTTTACTCCTCATAATATGGAGTGACTGAAACCGAATCGACCGAAGGGAGTGAGGTGAAGGAGCGTATTGCCCTATATGTTGTTTGGCTTATTGTTTAATCCTTTAAGTGAACGAATATCGTGACCGTAGGGAGCGATATGAGAGAACATATCAATATTAATTTAATATTTAGCGAATTGATGCCGAATTGAGCGAAGCGAGTGAGGCAACTATGAGCTTTTTCTTAAGACCGTGAAGTAGCCAGTGGATAAGCAGGCAGGGCAGGTAGGCGAGGCTGTAGTGTGTCATGGCGCAGGACAGCCCAGGCAGCAGAGCGGGTCCCTTCAGGCCTCAGCACGAGGCAGGCGGGTAGGTTGCAGGGTAGGGGTTGCCGTTGTAGGATAGAACTTCAGGATAGGCGTAAGACAGGCTTTGTCCGTCTTACCCAAGTGGCTTCTTACCATATCCTATAAAATACACCCATACTCAAACAAGGAGAAAACCCATCTTTAGACAATCCGTATCCGGCGGTGATTCCTAATCCCCACCGTCTACTTTTTTCGTATATTATTTCTCTTTTGTGGTAGATTGTCATCGTATCTAAATTTGGTCGGTACCCACTTATTACCGCTCTATAATCATCCGTCTGATACGTTTTTCTCTGTATTGGTATATTGATATAAACAGTGTCTTTTATCGTATCTTTTTCAACTATAGCATCCATAGGGAAAGGTATTTCTACCTCCCCTACGTCAACTATATACTGAGGAACAGGAACAGGTTGGATAACGGTATCTATTACCGTATCTATTTCTATATTGTGTATTATTTCTTTCTTCTTACATGTTTTACCAAACAAGAAAGATATAAAACACAGTAGAAGAACTCCTAACACATGCCCTACCCTCATTTTTTGCAAACACATTTCTTACCCTCCTTTTTATTATCTAAAAGATCTTGTATTTCACCATTTTTTATACCTTCTTTTAACTCCTCTCCGAATGGAACTTTTTGCCACCAACTTACTTTGCTAAAGAAATACTTAACGCCTTTTACTATCATCAAATCAGGTGCAAGGTCGCCGAGGCGTTTGAATGCCATTCCACCGTATAATATTAAGGCGAATATCGTAATCCACTGAAGAAGCATGTCTATAAACTCTGGGGATTTATGCCCTCCCATAGACATAATAAGATCCATTCCGGATATGGTGAACAACCCGAAAGAGCAGGCCGCGAACTCAAGAAGGATTTTCAAAACTCCCATTTCGCTTATGCATGTCAATATCTTAAAAGGCCTCTTTCTCTTTCTTCGGATATAGCAGTGTTTGATACTTTTTATAGTAGCTAACAAAAGATTTATAGCTAATATAAACAATATAGAATATATAAGGTGGTGAATCTCCTGGAAATTCATCCACAATGCTGATAATCCGGAAATGAGAAAAGCCCAGAAACTTTCTAAATTCATCCTTCCTACAAATCTGTAAGCCATATTAGAACATAGTTACTTTCTTGTTACTTCCAAGAGAGTCATATACGTCAATATGGACCCAATTGGTACCTGATTCTAATCTAATAGGACAAGGAAGTAGATCCTGCGACTGAATTATTTTATTCCTTGTCTCTTCTGCCGTCATACCCTTGGCATCAAAATCAATGGCTGCCCCAAGCATATGAGGACTGATATACAAAGACCCTGATACGGTCTTGGATTTTACTATATCCGAGATATTGTTCCTAAACCCACGCTCATCAAACCTTCCACCCGACTTCCAGGTATTAACCGTCATCGGAGTTTTCAAAATGTCTTTCCTTAAAACCAGTATCGTGTGAAGCAATTCAGTTCTTAAATACCTCCAGCAAAGATCTTTGTCTCTACCGTATTCTTTAGGACCAACTAATTCAACAATACTAAAATACTGACTCAATTCTTTTATAATATCTTTTCTTTCCATAACTTAACCTTTTTCACAAAGATAACCAGAACCTTACCGATATGAAAAAATAAGTAGAGTCTGGATTAAAGAAAACCCCTGCATAAATAAATATACAGGGGTTATCCATAACATTAACAACAAATTACGACCTAAACAACCCTTACATATCCGGCTGATACAAGATCAGAAAGGTTCTCGTAAGCCAAAGGGATGCCTGAATCTCTTATGCAAAGATACTTAATTTCTTTGTCAATGTAATACTTTCCATTCTCTAAAATAGAATTATATACCCAAGGAATAGGATCGTCTATCGTACCTAAATGCTTTTCCTGAACAACCATATACAGGCTTTCAGTTCCACCTCCCTGACCAGGAACCCAGTCGGCTTGGAGATTGTGATTTTGCCTTACTTCAAACAGAGTCCAATCCAAATCCGAAGGTTTGTTTTTGCTACGGAAACGCTGCCCTTTTACAACAGCAGTGCCCATAGGAAGACCTTTGTCGCCATAAACTCCATCCTTGTCCCAGATAGGGTACAACCCCTTTATCTTAAGAGCAAGATTCTGGTCGGTATTTTCCAACATAGCCGGCGTGTTGATCATCGCCCTCATGTACATAGCTGTAGCCTTCTCCGGATCATTGGCTTCAAGGATCTTATTTTTTTCTATGATCTGATCCTTTGTCCTTACCAACTTCTCAGGATAACCTTCATCTACTTTCATAGACTCAACTTCACTCCTGTCGGTTTTAGAAGCTATTTCCTTTTCTATGGCAGCAGTACGATCGTTGCACTCAGATTCATATACATGCATTTCATTCATTGCCGTATTAGCAATATCAAGCTCGTATTCTGAATCTGCTACGGATACGGTGTATATCCCGCTTCCTTTTGCTACATCAATATCGTTTTTAACCTTCTGTCTCATGCTGCTGTTATACCATATCTGTTTACCATCCAAACTATAAGAGCGGACAGCATCAGAATAAGCATATTCCCTGGCCTCAGAAACCTTCCTGTCTTTAGTCTTGGCAAGCAACTCCTCTTCAGTTGGTCCAGGAGGTTCCGGGTCAAGCTGCATGGCAATAACTTCTTTCACACTCGCATCAGGATTGTCTTGATGGAATTTTTCTTGATCGGAGTCAAGTTGAACCCATTTACCATCTAAGAAATCTTGGTAAGAATACCCTACTTCGTAAGAAGAGGAGTCCAACTCATATCCTTCCCAATAAAAACCTTTTATATTATTATTTACATAAAGCATATTCTATCCTTTCTATTAAGCTTGTTCACCTACTCTGATAACCAACTTATCATTAATATACCAGATACTTAATTCTATAAAACTATTTTTAGGTACTACTACGCTATAGCCTGACATGCTCTGGAACAGGCCAGAGGTAGGAAGCGGCTGCGTGATGTTTGTGCCGGTAGTGTTGTTGACCCGCACCTGCCATTCCCTCCCAACATCCTCAGCAGATACGGCCATAGACAGGTTCGTAGCGGAAGCTACGTTGGCTATGATATTATGAGCATCTATTGGCAAACTTGCTAATGTTGTGACAACATTAGGAGTCTTAGCCATAAACTTCAAATAAGATAACATGTCATTAGACAACGTAGCCGTATTAGCTATAGTCCTATATGTCTTATCTTGGGCAACAATATAAGTTGCCATCTCAATATCTATATAAGATCCAGATACGTCTTCCTTTGAGTTGGTGTTATTAAATAAAACAGCTATTATTTTTAATTCAGAATTATCATTATCTAAAAAATAATCCAAAGAAAAATAATAAAAACTAAGCTTACCTAATGTAATCCTGTTATTGTAAGCATCTATAACTTTTGCATACGAATCCTCATCAAGAGTTCCAGAAGTACTGGGAAATATGGATAAATCAAGATAAGATGAATCTACTCCTGTACTTACCATACCAAGTGATTCAAGCACCTTAGTTCCACCTTCTTCAGTAACCAAAATATATTCGTTATACACGTTTTTAGTTTCTGTAGATGCCACATCGTCTTTTACAAGATACATGACATTATCCTTCGCTTCTTCAACAGTAGGAAGTTTGCTAACAATCTGTTTCTTCCACCCTGCTGCCGAAACAGCATCATCTATGTACTGTTTTGTTACATGATCTCCCCATGTCATATTACTAAGAAGAGTCTTGCTACCGTCCTGACTTCCGGCAGGGGGAGCCGGGATGAGGCCTCCCTTCCCCGACTCCGAACCTGTTCCAGGAGCAGCCTGCACCACATTCTCAAGTCTGGAATCAACCTCATGGCCTTCGAATTTACTGTTATAACCTATTTCTGCCATATTTATTTTTTGTTAATTTTATCCAACAACTTCTTGACCTGGTCTACGATGTCCATCACCGCACCAACCTTGTTTTTTACGTCCTCAACCTTCTGATCAATCTTAGAATCCAAAGCCTTTAAACGATCTTCGTTTTTACGATACACTAAATACAGGGCTAAACCGATGATTGCTATCGTAAGGATATTAGCCAAAACGCATCCGATTATTATCTGAAACATGATGATTATATGGTAGATAACGCTACCACACGCTTTAATTATTCAACTTTTTACAAATATAGTAATTGCTCCAATCATAACAAGATCAAAGATGTTCGTTATTAGCATCGGACACCCATTCTTTAGATGAAAGAACAGATTCAAACTCAGAAGAAGGGCTATCATATACCGAATACGGATATTGAGGATCGTCATCAGCCTGCGCGTCTAAAGACTTAAATAGATGGTCATAATGTTCTACGTGTAAAATAACCCAAGAGCCGTCTACGCTCGCTCTTGGGCTACCTGTTCCTAATTCACGTTTCTTTTCTTCAGATACGGAATCATATACTTCTTTTGGTATGATAATGAATTTCATATTATTTTGCTTTTAAAGTTTGTAAATAGTTATATGCTTTGATACAATCTTCCCTGGAGAGGACTGTAGGATAAATCGCTAAGTTTTTGAAAGCAATTTTAGTATATACGTTACCTGAATATCCTATAGTTAAGAAATTTTTACTGGTAGATTCCGTTTCTTCATTATAAATAGATTCTTTCCAGTCTTTTGAATAAATCCTGCCATCAGAACAAATTGCATTAACGGTATTTTGATCGGGAATCAAATTATTTCTACCATTTTTTATGTTAATAAGTATTGGATTATAATTATAAATGACTATACTATTAAATTTTACAATACCAGCATTGTCATTTTTCCCTGTATTTATAAGCTCCCAATCTCCTATTACAGTCCAATCATTACCCATTTCAAATGTAGACGAAGTTATCTTATCATCCACCCCATCAGTAACCAGGTAGCCTTCGTATTCGGGGATTTGCTCTATAGTAATGTCACAGGATTCTTGTACCTTATTTAAGGTAAATCCATACCAATCTCCATTTGCTTTAAATGGAAAAGACGGTAATGTATAAGTTCCATCTTCTGATATTTTATATAATTGTTGTCCTTCAGAAGTTACTTGTTTATAGGATAGAGTTTGACCATCTTTCAGTCCATAAACTTTTATCTTATAAGAAGGAACTGTAAAAGAAGGTTGTTCAGGATAGGATTGATAATATAACTGTGTAGACACAACTTTAACTGAAGTTATATTTACAGAATAACTCGTCCAAGTTAAATCCGCTCTATCAGTAGATTGAACCCATCTACCACCAGCATAATTCTCAGCATACAACCCATACCCACTCCCTTCTGCAAACCCAAAATTCGACAGTACAAGATCATTACCATTGCCCGTAATGTTGGCAATAGTAGCACGATCTTCGTCCTCGTTGGTTTTGCCTACCACTGTCCATGCCTGGTCGGGGAAGAGCCAGGGATAGGTTTTGACGAAGTAGTCTTTGATCTTGGTCAGTTCTTCTTCGGTGGCATCGTGGTCGAGAAATACAAGTTCCCAGATAGCAAATCTACCACACTGTTGGCCTCCAGACAATCCACATCCTACACATAATGGTTTTCCATGATTTTTGTCACCTTTTAAAATACCAACATTATTATATTGTTTTGATGTTTGCCATGTAAATGGTGATTTTGCAAAATCTATGATACCTCCAGCACCTAAATTCCAATAACCCTTATTTGAGGATTCTATTTTTTCAAATGCTACACCTTCTCTCGTGGAATAATTCCTAGTTGACAACAGTCCTCCTGTCAAAGTTGTATTCAAGAAATCTTGATCCCACTGTCTCAACACCACAACCGTATATCCCTTTTCCTTAGTCAGAATAGGGAAGTTATCACAGACACCATAATCGTCTACTCCGTCAAAGACAAGTGCGCCGGGGTAGAGGGGTAGTTGTTCGATGGTAAGTTTAGATCCATACCATCTTTCAGGATATTTTTCTATAGAAAAATAGAGAGCTTCTGCCAAAAAGTTAGACGGAATTATTTCATACACACCATCTTCTGACATGTAAAAACGATTGCCCAATCGATCATCCAAAAAAGCATCGCAACCTTTTGGTATGCCTGTTACTTTTAAAACGCAAGATTGACGTAATTTTATATTATGGTACAATAAACCCAATGAGGCATTTTCTTTAAATGTTGCTGTTATTTTAATGCTGTTTCTTTCAAAATAAGCCGCCGTTGAATTTGTGCCCCACTCATCTATGTCTACAACATACCCGCCAACCCCGGACATCCCCTTCCAAGCGAAATTCTTCAACTGTAGATCATGACCATTACCTGTCTTATCTACCCATACAGGATTGGCAGCCATCTGCTCATTAGTAAGACCGGAAGCTGAATATCTGGCTACGATACCTTCTATATCCGGGAAGGAATCTACCTTGCATGGCAGGTCTAATATCATTTTCGCATACTCTTTAAAAGGTATGGAAGTAGGTACATCATACCCTTTGGATATAAGGGCTTGCCTTATATCCTCTTTGGTATTTATGATCCTCATTAACTTATCTGATATGGTTCCCATTACACTTCCTCCCCATTTATGTAATCTAATACCTGACCTATGTCTCCGATGTCTGATTTTATTGACTCTCCTTGAGAATGTATTTCAATAAGTTTCTGATATAAGGTGTTATCCCCTATACGATTCTTATCTGTAGCTTGTTCTTCGATTTTGGCTATCGTATCAGGATCTTCGTACTTAACACCATCAGGACCATACCATTCGTCTGTTAAATTCGTGTATTTATGACGGACTGGAGTCGGTTTAGACTCCAGTGTTACTAAAAAATATTCGTTACAGCTCATGACAATAAGATTTAGTGGTTGCAACAATTACATCTACAAACTGTTCTCACGTAGCCAGAGGGAATAACCGCCAGCTCCGTCCCTACGGCTATCGCCGGGTCAGTGCTTTCCATGACCGTCAGCGCCATCTTGTCCACGTCAAGGTCATTGTCGTAAACGATTTCTCCCTCAACGTAGATGCTCCCCGCATCAGAAACGTAGCAGTTTTTCACCTGTCTTATATGGCGCTGTGTAGCAGACGCAAAATCACACTCGATACTTAACCACCCTACCGGTATCTGATCGATATTGGATCCGATATTGTAATCAGGGTCGGTTGTTTTAAGAACCATATGTCTCAATTCCCTTGTATTTCCGTATCCGTCCATTGTTATGTATGTTCGGATCTGAACCTTACCCTTTTCCGTCTTATAACAGTTTTCTACTATTTCTGTATCGGATGTAGTAGCATCAGGGAAATCACAAACAATACGCTGCCATCCTTCTTGTATTTTGCTGAATGTGGCGCCTCTTTGTATATCAGGGTCGGTCGTTTCTAAAACAATAAGATACTCGTCCCGGACACCTATTATGCTATCTACCGACCTGTATCCACCAAGATGTATTTTACCACCAGGAGTAGTATAACATTCATCTACGGACATAATATGTCTTTCCGTAAGATCAGGAAAATCGCATTCGGTTTTCGTCCATTCGTTAGGTATCTTATCTATTCTCGTCCACTGAGGATAGGCGGCGTCCGTTGTCTTAACAATATAATAATACTGTTCCCTTACACCAAGAACGGCATCAATAGCTTGATAACCTTTTATATTGACCTTACCACCATCAGTCTTATAACATTCGTCCACTTCAACAATTTCCCTGTCCGTCATGTCAGGAAAATCGCAGACCATCCTCACCCAATCTTCGGGAATGGAATCCAGCACGGTTCCTACCTTAATATCAGGATCAGTTGACTGAAGGACGGTGTAAACCTCTTCCCTGGTCCCAAGAATATTATCTATGGCTACCAAACCTTCTACTTGAACTTTTCCTTTTTTAGTAGTGTAACATTCAAGAACGTAAGTTACATCTCGTTCTGTCATGTCAGGAAAGTCACAAACCATTCGAACCCAATTCTCTGGAATTAGTTTAAAAACATGGCCGGCAGGGAAATTATCGTCCGTCGATTGAATAACGGTATAAATAGATTCCCTGATATTTATCTTATCATCTATGGCCTCCAATCCTTCTATTTCAACCTTACCATCCGGAGTCTTATAACATCTGTTGACGAACGTAATGTCGCGTTCTGTCATATCAGGAAGATCGCAGTCGATCATAACCCACTCGTCCGGTATTTTAGTAAGAACTTTACCTACCGGATTATCCATATCGGTACTGTCGGTAATTCTATGGGTTTCTTTAAGAACATCCATCTGATCGTTAAGAAGATACCAACTCCATACTTCAACCTTTCCGCCAGGTGTACGGTAACAGGTTTTGAAATCTTTGATAACCTTCTCAGCTATGTTAATCCACTCCCATTCGGTTGTGGCCGGAATACCAGAAACAGGATGCTTCTTGCCTTCTTCGTCAAGATACCAATAACAGCCATTTAAGGACACAACCACTTGGTAGATTTTGTCCCCTATTTTTATACCGGATTTGCTGTCATCTACCGGTTGGGAGGAACCCCATTTTCCAACTATGTTGGTTATTTTATCAATGCCCCTACCAAAGGCACCGGATAAAAAATCCACGCCATTCATATGAAACTAACTTATTTCAAATTGTTTTATTACAAAAAGGGGGTGGAGGACCAGCCTCCTCCCCCTTGGGATATATAGAAAAAAGGAAAATCAAATCTTGCAGGGCTTGATATTTGCCGAAGCAGCTAACAAGTCCATAAGGTCTTGAATACCTTCGTGAGCGCCATACGGTACATGGAAGTGTACTGTAATATGATCATCAATTACCCTACCGAAGCCGTTAGAATAACGTGCCGGCTTCAACGTTACTGAATAATCAGCATACGGAGCCAACAGGTCTAAGCGGGTTTCTTCGTTGGTAAACATCCGTTCCATAAGTTCTTGGTGAGTCTTACGGAAATCGAAGAACATACGTTGTTCGCGTTCCTTATCCAGCAATTCAGCGCCGAGGTGAGTACGCGGAGCCCAGTGCTGTTTGTATTCGGTATGGATCGGGTTAAAGTACGTGCTGATAGCCTCTCGCTGTTCATCCGGATAACCGCCATTTACAGCAATACGAACAGATCCTTCTTGGAATGTCAGACGGTCAATCAAACAGTCAGACGGAGAAATCATGTAGTCAATACCACGGAACAAGATACCGCATTTGCAGTTCTTAGGAAGCGGATCGGCGATAATGGACTGATCTCCTGCTACGGCACCCAAACGTTTCCAGTTACGTCCACGATAAGATTCGGGAGCTTTAGATACGAAGAAGTCTTTGAAGATTTTATCGCATTCGTCGCAAACCATGTTAGTAACGACCGTTGTTTTGAATTTGTGTTGACATCCACCAGGTGTACCGTAATCTTCGATTGTCAGATACGGGAATGCTGCCTGCAATTCTTCTTTAGCACTGTTACCACATTCATCGTCCGGCAACGTGATTTCATAAGCTTCTTTCGAAATCTTACAAGAACCACATGCTTCCCAGCTAACGGTAGTAACAGTAGGATTGCTACACATATCTGCTGTTTTAGCAACGAACGTTACTGTGGCAGTCGGATTAGTTTCTACAAATGCATCGATATCAGCCTTCGTCAGTTTCTTGCTTACGGCCACAGTGTACATACCTACGCCGCCATCTTGGGCTGCTGTTTTCTCGGCAGTGCTACTAACGGCATTCTTAATGCTTTCTACTACAGTAGACTGATCAACGCCATCATCCTCTAACGTTACGGCATAAATCAAACCGCCGTCTACCTTAGTATATCCTTCAGGACACTCTTCGCAGCCTTTCATTATAGAAGACAGCTTTTGAGTATAATCAGCAGGCTTACCACCTTCTTTCATCACCTGATATTTGGATGTAGAAAGATGACGTCCGACTCTCTTAATATCCAAACCAGGATAAGCAGCCTTAAGCTGAGCCAGGGCATAAGCATCACCGGTATCACACATTTCCATGCAATAGAAATTCATGTCGGTTTCCACCGGAGTTTTTTCCAGTTCATTGCAAGAATGGATAGGATGGATTTCTACAAAATCACCTACCTTGCCACCACCTGCAATCGGCTGATTCTTGATACGTTCGATTGTTTTCAAAATAGCAGCCAAAATATCAACATCTTCGCAAGGATCACATTCTGAGCACATATCCTCACGACCCGGACAGTTTTCGAAAATGATGTAATCATCGATATTCACCTCACCCATCGGATAACCACGAAGCTCGAACAAACGGCCTGTCAACTTAATATGGATAGGGATACGATCACCTTTTCTTGCTGTAATAGCGGTACTGTCGTCAATTCCGTTATAACCGAAAATAACCTCATCTACTTTAATTTCTTTGCTCTTCGGAGCAGAAGCGTACACTTCTATAATTTCATCAATAGCAAACGTAGGTGTAGAGAATGATTTATCATCAGATACACGGTCGTTCACCATCTCATTACGTCCGATTCTGATCTGGAAACGTTGTTCGTCCTTACGATATCCTTTCAAGTCTTTCAACGCTTTCAAACCATCTTTAGTCTGCTCACCATCCAAATCATAGATAGCGATCTGACCTTCTTGAAGCAACAAAGAATCTACGTCCGCCAACTTAGCGTGCGGAGGACAGATAATGTGTCTGTCATACGGTTTATGGATAGCCATAGCCTTATAATATTTTAAAAATTAATATTCTGTTATCTGTCTCAAAAATAGTGATAGTCATATAAGCAACAAAAAGCATTATGAATTAATTAATTCTTAATGCTTTTTGATAATCTTTAATTTAGGATATGCCTTTCTTCTGCTACAAAGGAGATTGGACGTTGTTTGAATCTATTCGATAACGTCCGTATTCGCTTTCATTCAAAGCAAATTGTTTTTCAATCATGTTAAGGATAATATCAATTAATTTATCATCTAATTCAGGATCTATATCGGTTGAATTAGAACCATCTGATTTAATATATCCTTCGATGTCAACTTCCTTCGGATAGCGGTAATATGTAAGGTAAACGGTGTCTACATCAAAACCAGATTTATACACCCTTACCGAATCTTCGCCTATTGTATAGAATGTTTCCCTAAAATCAAAATCAGGTTTGTTAAAAGAGTCGGCAAGAAGCTCATGCGGATTTTCGTTCTTAGCCTCCCACATGGTAAAATCAGTGACCGTGCATTCACCTTTGGTAAATACGCCTGATATGTTTGAAAAAGAGAAGAAATCAGAAGGCAATGAAAACAAAGTGCTTTCCGGATTATCTTTATCTCCTTTCTCATCAAGTTCTTTCGAATACACAACCAGCTTTTGGATATAACGTATATCCTCTTCGTTTTTCTTATCAAGGATATAACGAACAAGGCGGTTTTGTTCGTCATTAAAAAGCTGAACAAAACGTGCCTTGTCAAGTTTTATACCACCGTTGGTCATGTTTTCTTCAGCCTTCTGTAAGGCCCGGAGATAACAATCAACGATTCTCATAAATTATTATTTTTTGTCAGCGTATTGATCAACATCGAAACCTTTCTCATCTTCCTTTTTCTTCTTGTCAGACTTAGTGCCTTCTATTTTTTTATGCTTGTTCTTTAAAGCGTTATACGCTTCCAGGACACGTGACTTAGTTTCTAACATCGACTTATTGGAAGCAAGAGCCATAGATGCAGAGATGGCGTCGGCGCCCAGGAGCTCGCCATTCAGATACAGTCCGTCGGTGTTGACGGTGACAGCCAGGCCCTCGATCATTTCCCTGATCATACGATGGAATTTAATCACCTGCATCCCTTCGGAAGATTCGTCGTCAGATAAGAACCTTGAGCTTGCTTCTTTATACATGTCAACGTTTGTATTCTTGGCGTCAATCCAATTAGTGAATATGTATTGAACCATGCTCTGATCAAGCTCTACGCTGTATATGATGTCAAGATACAAAAGCAGATCGTAGATGCTTTTCCTTTCAGCCTCTGACCCTTTCAGCTTGTTCATAAACTCATATAAAATATCAGCCTTGTCAATCTGACGTTGTTTCCTGATATCTACGGCCGTAGTCTTGTCTTCTACACAATAATAAGATTCGACATACATCGGATTACCATCTTCCTCTTTAGGAGTAAGAGACTTGGACAAAATAGCTATATACAGCTCAAATAAATCACGAATGTCATTAGTGTAGAACAAACGACCATCATACAAGTCAATTCTGTAAGAATCCCAGAAATCGAAATTCTTTTGGTCCAGGTCCTCATTGACAGTTTCTTCAAACGGATACCGAATATTCTTAATACGCATATCCATTTCATTCTTCTTGTCTTCAAGTGAGTAACCTTTATAACATGCTGAATTGATGAAGAAACCGGTATCATACACCCTAAGATCCTTATCCCATCCACAACAAGATACTGTCTTGTTCCCAGGGAAAGGAGTCTTGGAAATGCCTCTTTCCTGATATCCGGAAGGAGCTTCTTCATCCATCTTACCTGTTATAACATAAATAGAGTCGGAATATATCTTCATTCCTCCTACGGTAGCCAGCAGTTTCTTAGACTCATGGCTTTCTTCAAAAATCTTTTTTCCCATCTTTTTATATATCCTATGAAAACAAAATTTGCGGCCGGTTTTAAAGCCGACCGCAAGTTAATATTAAAAGTTATGATCACAAAGAACTTGGTAACAATTCAATTGTTACGAACCGGCTGGTATCTTTTACCCAACAAGCCGATACAGAGTGGCACCAGAATTGTTCTGACATACGAGGATGGCTGGATACAATTTCTCGAGCCGATACCCTGGATGACCATCTACCTTGTTCGTAACCCCACCACATAGAACCGATATCAGGCTTAACGTAGAATACGTTGCTGTTGATATTACCAATACGAGCTTCGGATGAAGCAGGGATGCCGGCGAATGCATTGGAATATTCAGGAGCGGTCAAATCTTCCATAATACATGAATATGATGTGATAGGAGTCATACCGTCTACCAACTGGCTTCTATCTACCATATCAACGTAATCCAAAGAAGGTTCGTGTTCTACAATAACCTTACCAATACCCGGAATAGTAACACCCTTGATCTTTACAGGTCCTAATTCAAGAGCATCGTTTGATCCTGTTACCGGGTTATTGATGATACGTTCTGTACCCATAAGAGGAGCCAAAGCACCTAATTGAGCGAAGAACTCATCACGGAAGATTTCAACGATGTTCTTATAAGCCATAGCACCTACCTTGAATTTCATTACACGATTTTCAATCGGCATATCGCTACGACCACGGAAAATATAGTCGGCAGCAGCCAGGAAGTGTTCACGCTTGATACCGCCCGGACGTGCATATGAGATAACGAAACCACGGCGAAGTTGATGGTACAAACCTTCGTTTTTCATCAAAACACCATTATGACCCTTAACTCTACCTCCACGCATGAACATAAGTTCGTATGCTTCCATCTTAGCCAACTCAGCCAAACAGAACAAAGACACTGTATTGGCTACACGTGCCGTACGCATATCAATGCTTCCGTCACCAAGACGAGAACCGATAATGGCATAACTTGCATCACCTCCTCTGATTTCAGAAAGCTGACGAACTTTCTGGTAAGCCTTGTCGATGAAATTCTGTGTACGTTCGTCCGCATAAGCCAAAGACTTAATACCAGCGTACATAGTCGTTTCACCTTCAACACCACGGTGTCCACCAAGCGTAAATTCACAAGTCATAGAACCGGCCTTAGAAGCACCTCCTACACCAGAGAACTGAGTAGAGAACTCACCAAGAACGTTTGTTACCTTCCAGTATTTAATACCGGCGCGAAGCATGTCTTTCGGGAAGTATTTAGCACGAGAACGACCCCACAGCTTACACCAATATCTCCAGTTTTCACCTTCTTGTTTCGGAGGGCGCTCTGTAGAGATAAGAGCCTGGCAACCGTTAATCACATCGTAAGTAATAACATCTCCTTGTTTGAATTGTGCATTCAACACAATTTCGAAGAAGCTTTCATCAATACCAGGTTTTGCATATTTCAAAGACGTGTCTTCTACTGTAACCACCTCATACGTTTCTGATACCGGAAGATCATAACGGAATGAACCATTGATACCATTTACGGTAATAGTAGCATCCTGTTTAATCATACCCATATACATAGGCAGAGGATAGTTTGTAATGTTAGAAAACAACTCAAGCATACCCAGATGGTTCTTATCCGGATTTTCGTAGTACCAATCTTCTAAAGAGCTAAGATCGTGCTCTACGATACTTTGCTTAACGACTTTAGCGTCGGTATATCCAATCACCGTGTCACCATTCATGGTGGCCGGGAAATTTTTTGTTAAAAGTACATTAGCCATGAACGAAAAAATGTTTTAATTTTTAATCTATACTGATTTCATCGAACTTCACACCTTGAACTTGATCACCTTTATCATCTACCGGAGCTACCCTCTTGTCTTTATTTGTGTGGCTGATGAGCTTATAAATTTTCTTCTTCTCATCAACTACAGCTTGATTCGACTTCTGTTTTATGAACTCTCCTGGGTTCATAAGAAACATAATCAAATCTGGCGCTTCTTCCGGATTCATCATCATCTCCCTTACCCTATTAAATGCTTTGGTAATTCCGGGATTCGATTCAGAAGGTTTTAGGGCAAAATCAAGAGCTTTAGATACCATAGTGTCATTTAGCTGATACTTTGCCTGGATAGAAGACTTAAGGTCTTTCTTATACCTTCTAAAATCTTCTGCATCCTTCGCCTTCTTTTCGGCAGCCTCTTTAGTACGTTGCTGGATAATATCATCCATTCTCTTATCAAGCTCAGCCTTATACTTTATAGCCTTTGCTTCAACATACTCTTCTCCTTTATTGATAATGCCTTTGAAAAACTCATCAGCTTCATCTTTAGGCAACCCAAGAAGATCAACATAATGGCGAACGATCTTTATCTGATCTGCTTTGTTTTCAATGTCAAGCTTTTCTATCGGAGCGACATTCGTATCATATTGCTTAAGAATATCAACGATATTAGCGCCAGCCTTATCAGCCTGAATAAGCTTCTTGGTAATATCAGAAACAGAAGTAACATCTATCTTATCCTTAACAATATCCTCTTTCTGGCTTTCAAGGACTGTAGATAGTATGTCACACAACGAATCTTCTTTACTAAAATCAAGATCATTGATAGTAATCTCTTCGCCGTTTTCACCGCTAAATACCACATCTTTCAAATCGGGAATGATCCCTCTTGAAGAAAGGGCATCCAATACTTTTCTGTAATTGACAACCGGGGTCTCTACCGGATCCTGTTTAACGTCAACCACATTCTCTTCTCCTTTTTTACCCTCTTTAGGATCAGGAGTAGGATCGACAACCGGCTCTTCTTTAATTTGAGAACCTTCTTCTACAGGCTTCTCATCTTTTTTAGCCGGTTCATTACCATTAATAGGCAGAATATCTTCTTCCCTATTATAAACATCATCAACTGGACCGATACTAAAAATATCGTCCAATTCTACTATTCCATTTTTTTCTAATTTTCCCATACTGCAAAAATATTTAAATACCTATATTTCAGACAAAAAACTTATAAGTGTTTAATCTTCACTAAAAATTAAACATCCCCAAATTTTATTAGAGATTTTCTAATGAAATTTGGGGATGTTTAATCCTTAATTCTTATTGATTCCGGCTACATACCTTTTGGTGGCATCTTCCCTCGCTCGTTGAGCAAGCTCTTTGGATTTTAATTTTAACTCTTCCATTTTCATTCTCATTTCATCATCATGAAGTTTGGAATCGTTTTCAATTTTCTTATCCTCTATCCTTTCATTGCTTTCTATATCAGCTCGCCTTACGGTCTGATCTGAAACAGAAGCCAGGAAGTTGAGGGAGGTGGCGTCGCTCTTGGCGTCTGCCGCCCTGCCTGCCGCCCTGCTTGCCGCCTGAATCTTCTCTTGAAGTATCCTGTATTGACCTTTCTTGTCTTCCAAAGCAAGTTCATGCTGACGTTGCTTATCCTTCTCAGCAGCTTCAGCTTGTATCTGTTGCTGGTTAAGCTGCATCTGATTCTGTTGTTGCTGCTGCATCTGACGCTCGTTGTATGCGCGAGTATTCCTTGCATTCTGTATAAGTTCCACCATAGAATCTGATGTGAAGATAGATGCAAGATCGTAAATATCGCCTCCGGCTGTATTTAGCTGCAACATGAAAGTTTTAAATTTCTCAAGCTCATCCCTTTTCTTGGAATTAGATAATGCCTGAACACCAAGATGCCTTAGACTAAGACCGTCGGTTCCTATAGATAAAAACGCTCTGGTAAGATCACTTTTTGTGTACATTACAGAAATATCCTTTCCTTCTTCCTGACATTGTTGAGCAACAGCCAGATGAAGATCCAAAGCGCGTTTCTTGAAGTAACCGAAGTTATCAAAGTATATCTGTGTTTGTAACATAGATGCTGTAACGCCCTGCTGGACCCCGGTGGCGGTCTCATACCTGTTGGGGCCGTTAATTACTTGAGGCGTGATACCAACCATTTCAAAACATTTCATCCTCGACCATTCAGCAAGTTCCATTCTTGTTTTAAGTTGCTCTGTCTGGGACAAATCATAGACAGCAAACTGGTTGAAAGGGACACCACCTTTCGTGTTTTGAGATGAGGTATCTAATGTAAGAGCACCTACAGACTTAGCTACATCAAGAAGGTTTGCCCATATATCAGCCACATCTTCACCCAAATCCTTGTATTCACTCGGAACCAGATTTATATCTCCTAAGAAGAATTTACCGATCTCCTTTTCAAGAATATTGTTTATCTGGTTTATGGAGAAATTATAGAATATTTGATATGGCTGAATCCTGTTAGCCATAGAAGTACCGATATATCCGGCAACAGGTAAAACAAAGTCATAGATGTTGCTATCCCCTTTTATCTGGTGATCGATAGGTTCTCCATCCAGATACAGGTTGTCCTGAGCGAGGGCACCTCCACTTATTTTAACCCCGTACCTTACCTGTGGAACGTAATCTACGAAATAGGTATTAATCTCCGGGTTCTCCATTCCCTTACTCATGGTTCTGGTAATTTTCTTAATACCATTTTCCTGTAAAAAGTCCTGAAGAAGCTCGTCGGTTACCATTTCGGTAGTTACTAATCCGGTTTCAGTTTGGTAGGTAATTACATACACCTGAGCCGGGGATACCCAATATGATTCAGTTACCTGATACAAATCACTACGAACATGCTCGTCGCTTAAACTCTGGGCACGGTTATAATAATTACCATGCTCTAAATTTGGCATGAATCTGGTTCTGTGATATTCGTTGCCATTACTATCGTATCCGGTATATGTGCCGGCTGGAATACCGTAATAATCCTCATAAGCTTTTATAGAAGCATAATCATTATATCCTTTCCAAGGTATTACCTTATTCTGATATAACATCCCTACACTCGCCGATTTGGATAAACTTACATAGCTTCCATTATCACCATTGTTATAAGTACCATTGAAATTATCAGCACCTCCTATAAGCTTTTGCTTGTCTTTTGCCGTAAGAAGATGCCCCCACCTTACTATAATATCATTGGCAGTATAATAATGAACACGACCAATATAATCACCGTACTGCGGATACTTGCTATCTAATGTCTTAGAATAAAACGTATTCAACGGAGACCATCTCTCCGGCTTATAATAGTCGTATCCTACATGATAGTTTCTAAAACAACGACCGGTAAGAAGATAGTCGATGAAATTCTCGGTGTCTATCTCATCCATGTAAAAACGCCCCCTGTCTGCTTCAAGCGTATGAGAACCCCATATAACCTCGGCAGTCTTCCATTTTGTATTCATGAAATTCTCTATCTCAGGAGGGGTCATAGATGCTTTCACCTCTTGTATCTGTTGAGCATAAGCCTGCTTTTCTTCTTCGCTTGCAAAATTATTATAATCCGGATCCAATCCCCTATTTAACAATTCTTGCCTAACCCTTCTGTCCAATTCCTCTTTAATGTAATTATGAAGGAGATTCTCCTTCGTGGCAGAATACTGATTCACTTCAGATTCGTCCAATCCAACTACATTATACTTGTCAGAAAGGTTGCCCAACCATCCTACAAAAGCGTTTACGATCGTACCTATTATATCATAATGACGTAAGAATGATGGAATATTTACATTGTCCCTTATAGACTGAACATCCTTAAGATAAGGAATTACGTCTTTCAGCTCCATAAAGGATAACTTACCTTCCATCATTCTATAAAAATCCTTGAACTTCTGGTTCTCATCAAGCTGCTTCAAACCAATCAATTCAAGAGAATCCATAGTGGCTTTAAACCACTCCTTGGTTTTTCTCTTGGTAGGTATCGCCTGTACCGGCAAACCTGAAAATACTCCTCTGGCCGGAAAAGCCTGATCTCTATTGAAATATTCCATCCTATTATCCTATTTTTCACAAAGATAAGGAATTTGTTCTCGTCACCTCATTTTATAAGGGTTATGTCTTCTTACCGTAAATCCTTTGACCTGTTCTATCTTCTTGCGCTCTCTCTTCTTTTGATTCTCCTTCTGAGTCGTACTTTCAGGCATGTAACCCATATCATCATAGTACTTAGCCAGAAGAAGAGCGTGGCCGAAGGCTATGATACGGTCGGTGTTGACCCCAGGGCCGAAGGCTATGATTTCATCAAGAAGTTCTATATCAGGGATACGGTAAATACCTTTCTGTGTTATTTCATTACCATCATCATCATACCCAACAACAACATCCTCCCAGCAATATTGAATAACGGTATTGAAAAGCATGCGCTGATTAGGAACCGTAGGAGCCAAACCAAGCTTGTTGTTCTGACGGGCGCCAGCACGGATAATCTTACCGGCAAGACGTTCGCCATCTTCCAGCAACATAAGCTGCTTATTTCGTCTCGTAAGATACAGTTCATACATTCGGTCGGCATTCTCCATAAGACACTTGGCTCCATACGCTTCTTGAAGTATTTCACAATTACGACAAAAATCATCAGAAGATGGAGGACGTGATGCGTATGATGCTACTATACAATAAGCGAACGGATCATTGATTTTTACATATCTTTTAAGTACATAAAACGCACCAACAGAATCAGTATCAGCCTTGTCTGATTTATATGGATCTTGCCCACTCACATACGTGAAATCAAAAACACCTCCTTCTTCTGGTGGATCTTCGTATATAACAACAGGAGTATCTATATTTCCACCTTGAAACGGATAATCAGCAAGCTGCTTATCACTAAAATGATACCCCATCTTCATGCCGTCTGTTTGATAAATATCTACTGTTTTACCAGGCCTACCTTCTTCAAGAAGACGGCTTTTGTGCTTCAACGCATCTTCTACAGGGAACCTATTTACGTTCGTATTAAGGAAACAATCATCTATAGACAAAGGGAATGCCATTCGTTCCTGGACATATAAAGCTCTATCCTTTTTGACAAGTTCGTCAAGACGTGATTTTATTATTCCAGTATTTTTATCAAAGTCTGAAACTTTTATTTTTATCTTCTTAAGACCGGGAGCATTCTCTACTCCAAGATACTTATCAAGAGTCGTTTCTTTCTTTTCATACGCATGAGACATCTGGGCCGGAACAAAGCATCCAGATTTACATATACGCCATGTTGGTTTAATAACTCTCTTATTTAGAATATCATAATTCATTATAATAAATCCATATTCGTCCGGAGAGTTCATGATTTTCTGGGCATCTTGAGACTTTTCTACATTACCGCCAGTGTTATGAGTTATAATACCATTTGCTATATAAGTGTGAGTATCTGATGCAGTAAGATTATAGACTTTTCTTTCTCCTATAAAATCTATACTGTCTACATAATCCAATAATTTATTTCCATTGTTATCAATAGTCCATATAGCGTCTCCTTTTATCAGATTACTTGCAGAAACATACCCATCATACAAAATATCCCTTCCATTTGGATATTCGCATTTTATAGGATGATCAAAGCTGCATTCCAATGTACGATTTGATTTTGTAGTAATTCTAAAACATGATTTGAATGAAGGAGATTTTATCCATTCTATATTTTGACTAATGATTTTATGGTTTTCAACATCGAATCCTATTATTCCATCTTCTTGTTTTAAATCCTCTATCCTACACGGTTCTCCGTTTGATTTGTACACTATTGTACCAGCACAACAACATCCCGCCATCAAACAAACGCCCCTCATTCTACCATGCATCATATGAGCCGGCCTACCGGCAAGCCATGCTCCAAGCACCGGAAATTTACCTACCTCATCATATATAGACGTATATGGAGTTCCGCCTGCGGTCTTCAATGAGCCTCGCGTCTTTCCATCATCAACGTTGGTAATTCTTATTCTGGCATAAACATCACGTTGGTTGTTGATGTTTCTTGTACCTAAAACAACTTCTTTAGTCCAGTCGTTACCGGTCCTGTTTATAGTAAGATAAGGAGGAAGATTATCAAGTCCAAACTCAAGATACTCTCCCATATTGGCAAGGTCTTCTTTACTTGCTCCAATAACATTATGCGTCAAATTGTACGTCATTGTTGCATTACGAGCCAGAAGAGAGCTCATTATGGCCGTATTATGAGTAACGATGTAATTGGTGGTCAAAAATAAATGAGAGTCATTATCAACGGTTATACAAGTGGCATGCTCCTTTCCGTATATCGATATGGATCTTATTTTTAATTCCTTACGATTCCTTGATAGTATAAGTTTGTTCCCCTCCAATTTAGCATACCAACCTGAAGCCCAAAACATACGTTGTACAAAATTTATGACATCCATGTCAATATGAGACAACATAAGCTCTTCTTCTCCGGTTACTACGTTTCTGAAAGAACGAATGAAGTTTTCTATAAAATCTTTTTTTTGATCTATGGACGATCTTAAAAATTTCTTACAAATGTATTTATCGAAAAACATATCCCCACCATAGCCACCGAGATAAGCCGCCAGCATCGAGGCGTAGGCCGACGGCGGAACCGGCAGCTTTGCCGTAGGGTAGTTAAGGGCCTCACCTACTGGAATAGACATACTCTTATAATCCAATCCGGCTATGGCTCTAAGACTCCTAACATGCCATATTCCTCCATGATTGACACGCCATTGATGATTACCGCAGCAAATAACGTTACGACCGTCTTCGAATACGACTCTGTATGTAGTTACTTTCCCTTGAGGATAGACACCTACGACTTCTACCAAATTCCCTTTATCGTCATATATCTTATCCCCTACAACGATATTTCCTATCATCTTTTCCCGGTCCTCAAGATAAAGTATCTCGGAGTCAAGAAGGGCTTTTCCAAAACGACGGCACCCGAACATGAATATTCCTTTATTCTCTTCTTCAGCCTGCTTTAGAAATTCGGCAAACATCCATTCATTATCACGAAGCTGAGAATTTCCAGGAATACGATCATCTCCTACGTCAATCATCATCTTCCAGAAATTGATATGCCAATATAGCCAAGGATGGACAAATACACCATTTATGGTAACACCGTTAAGGAGTTTCATAGCCTCATTCTCCCAGAATTGCTTGACATCATCGTCTTGCTCTTCATAAGAATAAAGGTCATTCCATAACGGAATATCGTTACCCATATTTATATAAAGTTCCTTGCTATCAAAATTCATGACAAAACTACTTATTGAACTTGTTCTTAGCTTCATTCTTCACAAAAGACTGAATACCTGATACTGTTTGTCCTCCTTTTAGGCTTTTCTTATTTTTGGCAGCCTCAAGCTGATTATAGACATCCATTATCCCACACATCTTAATATAAGATTCAGTCCATTGCATTAAGCTATCAGACAAGCTCTTTTGAAACCTAAATTCTTTCTCCCTCTTATCGGAATCTTCTATTTTATCCCAAGGATTTTCAGATAGATAACGTTCAGCCTTATCTATCTGATCCCTTAGCACAAGAAGTTTTCGATCTACGTAAGAGACATCATCGTTAGTCGGCTTTCTTGCTTTCATTGTTAACTATTTTTAAAAAAGCCTCATACTGAGACTTAAGCATATTAAATCTGTCTTCAAGAGAAGATGGATCAACACGATACTTGCACATGTTTTTTATTCCTTCCTCAACAGATTCTTCCTTGAACATAACAGAATCAGTATTATTGTCAACGTACATAATAAAATCCGATTCTCCGTCGTTTACTATCCTGTCAAGAACCTTCTTGCTGTCATCATCTATATTAAGATCATGACCGGCATTAATAGACAACCGGTAAACTGTCTTGACAGAAGAAGATACTTTCATTATCTCTTGTTGATACAAGTTGGTCATAAACGACTTTTCTTCTAAATCAATAAAGTCTTCCAACTCTATGTTGTTTTCCTCATCCTTCTTTCTAATAATATCCTTAGTTAGCTCTTCCATCTCCTCTCCCACCTTATCTTGTGCAGACAGTAGATGGTTGTAATAAGAAATAAGATGTTTTATATCTGAATCAAAATCAATCTTCTTCATTATCAATAACCTTTTTATCGTAAATAATAACGTCCATCAACTCCATTGACAAATTATAATCAGCCACTTCAAAAAGCTCGCTGTCTGTCAACGTCCTTAAAAAAGAAACAGATAATCCTCTTTTCTTGGCAAAAGATCTAAGTACGGCATAGAGAATGTCCCCGGCAGAATAATCAGGGAGATCGTCACAAGATGCCTGCAACATAGAAAATAAGGATTTCCTTTTATCTTCGCATTGTAAATGCCTTGCTTTACCACAGCCGCTCATAATACTTAACTTTTTTGGATTATAATACCTTCGAAATTAAACGGAATCTTTTCCTCTTTTTGAGATCCATCTTTTTGATAGTGAACAGTCATATGTTTTACGAATCTTCCTATTCCAAATCCTGCTGTATGTATCTCTATATTGAACTTAAAGTGACGGGAGTCTATGATATTCAAATTAGAAGACGTACATCCACAAGATGTCTCTGATGCTGTTATCTTCATATCATGCTTCGACTCAAGAACGAATGAAAACCTTATACTGTTCCCTTTCTCTACCGGTTCAAAAATAATTTCAAATGATTTACCGTCTTTAGATAGGTCAATATTATATTGCTTGTCATCTGTAGAAATAACATTAAATTCATCAGAATCCATTGTAATAAGTTCCAACCTGTTCCATCTTGACTTCTCATCATAAAAATCAATAGAATACTGCCGGTCCATCCACGAAGGACGCGGAAGTCCCTCCCCAAGCGCACACTCCTCTGTCTTGCTCCAGGCCTTCTGCTTGATGAAGCACGTACATACCGAACAACGATTTTTACCTATTTTCTTGCTTACGTATAAAGAAAGAGGAAGCATAGAGTTAGGGACGTTCTTGGTATTGAATTTACATCCTTCACACTTTTCAAGACGTTCCTTGTACCAATCGGGATAATCTTCTTTTTTTCTTGGAAGTTTTTTTAATATCGTATCCATAAAAGCATCGTATATAACTTCCGCTTGCAAAATCTTTTTCATGACTTATCTGTTAAATTCCTGTTCTTGAATATTTTGTATTTCACTAAAACTATGACCCTTACGAGATTTAAAGATAGATAATTTGTTGTGTTTTATCAACATATCCCCACCTTTTATCTCACCTGAGTCATAAGCATCCTTTATCATCCTTATCTTAATATCAAGGCACTGAAGTTCTTTTTCCTGATACTTAGATAATTTTTCTACCTTGGATTTAAGACGCTCAAGATTGTGTTTGCGCCTCTCCATCTCATGAAGGTTACAAACCATATCACCCACATACGGAAACGATACAGACACGTTATCTGTGTACGTACATAAGTTATTGGCATAAGAAATACTGGCTCTGAAAACGTCACGTATCTGGTTTCGGTCGTAAACGCCCCCGGTCTTATCCATCACATCATCTATAATATGTGACTCAAATGATATAGGGAAATCATTCTTCGGCATCGGATTCAAAAGTTTTCTTTCTATAAAATAAAGAAACCAACGCACATTGATCTCTTGAACCCTCCAATACAAAAAGACGGCGCATGTTCTCTATATCCGGGCACAAACACCTTGTCCTGTAATTCCCTTCACGGTCAATCAAAATACCACGCTTCTTCATCTCCGTATCCAAAACCGATACATATTGAAGATCGGTACTGAAACAATGAGAAAACTTCTTCTTCGTCTCATACGAATATCCAAACACAAAATAATAGGCAAGAAGATTTAAGTGCCTCGCATCTATGACATTCTTCTCATTGCCGGAAGCCATCAAGTATCCGTTATAAAACAGAAGTATCTTCTTAGCCATATCTACCGTATCGGAATAAGGTACTAAAAGCCTATAAGCTCTATTACTAACATCTTTATTATCACTTTCTTTCATGAGATTATCGTTTTGATACAAAGATAAGGATTAAAGATTTATAAATTTAAAATTAACGTATTTTATATATATAATAAGGTTAATCGTTCCACATGAAAAGCTGTCCCTGCTGCCGGGGCTGTCGGTGCGGTGACACGGGCCTGCCCTGCGCCTGCCGCCTGTCCAGCTTATCTCATGGAATCAGTTTGTAATAATATTTTGTATTTTACTATCCATTTTGTTATCATATGTTGATAAATCGAACATATGATAACAAAATGAAATATTTATTATAAATCCATATGTAGTGTAATAATTATACATAGAAGGGAATACGAATGCGGGAACCGCATGAGTGTTCCCGAAAGTAAATAGATTAAATCCATTTAAGCTATTATATAGTTGAAAATTTATTTTCTGCTATATACATACGAAGTATGTTATATATCCAGATTGCCACTTGCTGAAAATGAGACTATTACAAACCACTTTGTTTGTTAAATAATGTCAACAATAATAAAAGCTCCTATCTATCTCAGACCGGAGCTTTAAATTAATATACATGTATCATACATCGTATATTAATTTCTGCTATATTTGCAGAAATTAAAAAACTTAAATATGGACAAAGATATTGACATAATTTCAATTACAATTAATGGTGAATCAAATTTTTCGCTTTTAAGGAGAAATTTCTCGCTTACACCTTCTGAGGCTCGTCAGGTATCGGAAGGGAAGATGGCTATCAGACAGTCTAAAAACTCATTGATTTTTCCTGGTATTCCTAAATATGCCAGAGATGAGTGGCATAAAGATAGAATTAAAAAGTTTGAAGAGACTGGTGTATGGGAGGCTCCTTCCAATATGTATTGGATGTTCAAGATGCAAACAGTAGCGTATATTTTAGCCAATGCAAACCCGTTTTCAAGCATTCAAGTAGATTATGATAAGTTAGCGTCTGGTATTGTTTATTTTTTCAGAGTGACATATTTTGGTATTACAACTACTCGCATAGAGGATCTTAATTATATAACAAATGTTGTCATAAGTGAGATAAGAGAAGTAAAAAGAATAGGGTACGCAAGATATCTCAAGAATGCCAGAGAGAAATATCGAGATATGTTTGTTAGTAAAACCAGGTTTCGTTGTGTTAAAAAAGTAAGGGGAGAGAGAAGATGTGATACAGCGAGAAAGGAGAGGACGAAATCGAAGGTATGTGCTGTAGCTGAATTTATTCTTCAAAACCTAAAGAAGAGAAGGGGAGTGAGGAAGTTTATGACTAAAGATGGAAGATTTAAGATAAATCTACTTATTAAAATTAAGGATTTGATACTTAGTAAATTTGGAGATGATTTAAAGTTCAGAAGAATAAGGGATTATATAAGAGAAGCATTATTATTTCTTAATATAAAAAAGGAACAAATATTAGAAGAATGTGCCATATATGATATGGAGGAGGATTATGACGAGTTTTTTGTTCGAAAACTTATTCGAAAATATAGACAATGGTCTTATTCTGTATTGGGGCATGTTGTTAATATGGTAATGCCTAAAAATAAAGATGATATGATTATTGAAATGATATGTTAGAATAGAATATTAGAATTTGTCACAAAGCCACTTATCTAATTTATTATTTCTTTTTAATTCTAATTAATTCATTTTATGTTTTATGTTTTATCTTATCTTCATACTTTTGTTTTGTAGAACAAAATCAGAAAAATATGGCTATAAGTTACAACAAAAAACTAATGGAATGCGTTCTTCGTTCAGTTATGTCTGAAGGTAATGTCGCTCAAGGAAAGGCTATTAAGTCTATTTGTAAGTCACCTAAACCGCTTTTTATAACAGGTAGGGCCGGATCTGGGAAGACATTCTTCCTTAAACGTATTATACCGGCATTAAAAAATGCGGTTGTTGTCGCTCCTACTGGTATTGCTGCTGTTAATGCAGGTGGCCAAACCATTCATTCTTTTTTCAGAATCGGTATGCAACCTTACATTCCTGAAATAAGGAATGGCAAGTTTATGGACAATTGTGAAAACAAGTTCAGAGGAGAATCCGAAAAGATTTTACAGAATATAAAATATCTTATCATAGACGAGATTTCTATGGTTCGTCCTGATCTTCTTGATAATGTTGCGGACATTCTTCGTCATGCAAGAGGAGACAAGGATCCGTTTGGTGGCGTGAAACTTATTATGGTAGGCGACCTGTTTCAGCTTCCTCCTGTGATTAAAGAGGATTTTTTTAGAGAAATATACGATACATCTTATTTCTTTAGTTCGAAGTCTCTTATGGCTTCTGGGATGGAAATGGTGTCTTTTGAAAAAATATATCGTCAGAAAGATGAGAAATTCATTAGCATCCTTAATAAGGTACGTGATGGTCATATGGATGATGATGTGTTTACTACGCTAAACAGTAGATGTATTCAGCCTGAAAATGGCGCAGGATATGTTGAGATTGTTACGACTAATGCCAAGGCTACGGCCATTAATGAAATGAGGATAAATTCCGTACCTGGATCATTAAGAAAATTCGAAGCTATTATAAAAGGTGATTATCCTAAAGAAGCTCCTGTTGAAAAGACGCTTCTTATAAAAGAAGGTTCCAGGGTTATGATTACCAGAAACGGAGGAGAGTACGTAAACGGATCTCTTGGCGTTGTGTCTTCTATTAAAAATGGGGAGATTGAAGTAGTTCTTGATCGTCCTAAAGATGAAGAGCATGTTAAGGTTATTATCACACCATGTTCGTTTGATAAGGTAAAATACGTCAGAAATGGGTACAAGGTAGAATCTGAAGTTATTGGTTCTATTGTTCAGTATCCGATAAAAGCCGGTTATTCGATAACTGTTCATCGCTGCCAAGGTCTTACGTTAGATGCTGCCATGATGGACGTATCGAACTCTTTTGAAACAGGACAGTTATATACGGCACTTTCCAGAGTGAAAAGCTTAGATGGAATGTATCTTCGTCAACCTATCCCTAAAATGGTAAAGACAAGTGATCCGGTGGTTATTGATTTCTATAATAAAACACTTTCAAACGAAGGAATCGTTGAACCTATTCCAATGGAAGAGCTTGAAAAATCAATGATCAATTTGTCAACCGGATCTGAAATAGATTTTGCAGAGTTTAATTTATAAAAATATAAACATGTCAAGAGTAGATAAAATATTTCAAGACAATTTGGCTCTTATAATGAGCCAGCCGTTGGAAGAGGTAAAGCGACCGGTCTACGGTGACGGGACAGGCGTAAAGGTGAAGCGTATCCTGCAAGTATGCAACCAGTACGATCTTCGTCGGGAATTTCCTCTTGGTTCACTTAGACCTACTAATCTTAAAAACTCCATAAAAGAAATTTTGTGGATTTGGCAAAAAAGATCAGTAGATGTTAAAGAACTTGGTCTCCATATCTGGGATCAGTGGGCTGATAAAAATGGGAAGATTGAAGGATGTTATGGTGATATGATTAACACTCCCGTTATATTAGATGATGCTAAAAACGATACTTACATAATTAACCAGAATGGTTATTTTATTAATGGAAATGAAATAGTAGGTCGTGCTTATGAAGGGTATGGATTTGAAAATCAAACAGATTTTATTCTATGGTCGTTGAAAAATGATAAGTCATCAAGACGTATCATAGCATCTATGTTTAACCCTGTTACTAATTCTGTTAAACCTCTTCAAGAATGCGCGTTCCAGATTAATTTATCTGTTAAAGGAGATGAGCTTTATATGACGCTTTATCAACGTAGCCAGGATGCTATTGTTGCCGGCCTATGGAATGTAGCACAGTACGCGGCGTTGATGATGATGTTTGCTCACGACGCGGGTCTGAAGCCGGCTGTTTTTACGCACTTCATCCAAGATATGCATGTGTATGATCGTCACGAAGAACAGGCAAACGAGCTCCTTCGTCGATCCCTATTCGGGCCGGTTCCGCAGGTTACTATCTCGTCTCGTATGGAAGGGAAAGGATTCTATGATTTCACTCCGGATGATTTTGAGGTATGGAATTATGAACCAAAGGAGCAAATCAAATTCGAAGTAGCGAAATGAAAATAAGTATAGATCGAAGGGTTAAGATGGTTCCTATCATGGAAATCAATGCCGGAGATGAAGTTAATGTAGGAGGTTTTAATTATGTTGTTGAAAACATACTTCCATGTAGGAAAGGATCTTATTCGGATTCATATGGAATTAGGTTGGTCATGTCTTCTTACAAACATGGCCAACTTGTAAGAAAAGTAGATAGTGTTTTTTCTATCGATTCTATTTTGGTATTTCTCCCTAAAGGAGACTCTGTTGTAGTAGAGTGCTCTTATAGAGAGCTGGAAGAATGTTTCCCTAAAATATGATGTAATGACAGGAGAAGAAAAATGTAACCGATGCGAGCAGTTTGGACCTAACGGTCTAACTGACTATCCATGTAAAAGGATTCCATCAAGGAACTGTCCTTGGTTTATTAAAATATCGGATAAGAAATATAAGAAGATTCTTGCCGATAGGGTGAAAAGAATTAAGGAGAATGAGAAACTTAAGCAAGAGATGATGAAAGATCAGGATCTTGTTGAAGAAGTAAAACAAAATACAAAAAGATTAATGCAATGAAAAAGAAAAATATAAAACCAGAAGAAGTGGAAGTCGTTATTCCTAAAGAGGTAGAAGCTATTAACATATGTGGAGATATCAATAGTTTTATAAAACATATTATATATGTCAGCTTGGATAAGGTGAGTAGTGATAGGGCGTTTGTCAATAACGATATTCTGTATATAGTTACATACGCATCTATAAAAGGTAAAAATATACCCGTTGGTGTATTAGCAAAACAAAAGGAAGCTAAATCAGAAGATATCGCTATGCCGTTTGAGGATATTGGAAGGGACGTGAATGTCGTGTATCCTATTGAAATAGGAAAGATGTTTAAAGGCTTTTATATTCTTAGTAACGGCTCTGTGGCTATTGATTACGAACTTACTGACAATGGAGGTTTTGAAGATGATGACAGCATTGGTAAAATCGACATGAATTTAAATTAGTGTAGGTATGGTGTTATATATAGCAGCAGATCCGGGAAAAGATGGAGCCATAGCCTGCATCGATCAAGACAGCAAACTAATATCAAGAATCTCCACTCCAAGAATATCAGCTTCAGGGCCGGTAGACTTGACTAAAGAATATGTTTTTTGCCGGGATACGATCGTAGAAAACAATCCTGATAGGGTAGTATTTGTCATAGAGGACGTACACGCACTGTACGGGGTCAGCACGTCCTCTACAGCCTCCCTCATGGAGAACAAAGGCCAACTGCATGGGCTGTTCCTCTCCCTCTGCATGGCATTTACGGACATAAGTTGCTCCGTTAATTTCATAGCCCCTAAAACATGGCAGAAATTGGTTTGGACGCATTCTGATAAGGTCATGGAGGCCAGTAAGGTAAATACTAAGAAAACGTCATTGGCTTGCGCTAAAAGGCTGTGGCCAAACGATGCGTTCGTTAAAAACGAAAGATGTAAGACAGCCCATGACGGTATAGTTGATGCGATGCTTATAGCAGAAGCAGCAAGAAGAACCATTTAATCTATTTTAAATCATTTTAAATCCAATTAATTCGTAATTATATTTAAAAATAATACATTTGCAGTGTTAGATAGTCATAATCGTAAGTTTTAAAAAATGAAAGTAAGAGTTCCTGGCATACTAATGAATGAGAAACTTTCAAACATTTCAAAGATGTTTGATAAGGTTTTAAAGGATTGTGTCACATCGAATATAAAAATTACTTTATATTTTGATCATATCCGGATACAAGCCATGAACGAACGTATAACATATACGGATGATATTTTCGATGTGAATACTGATATTTCTTGTGACCAGAAGTTTTCTCTTTTAGTAGATGCCGGGACTCTTATTTCATTTTTTAAAAATCATAACCAGGATATAGAGATAGAGATTAAAAACGATTACAGTATCGTTTTTAAATACGATAGAGGATCTTTTTCTTCTACTTGGATTGAGGATAAGGCTTTCCCCGATTTCTTTTATCCTGTAGGTGATGGTATTCGTGTTATGAGTTCGTCTTTCATTCAGTCTATGAAAAGATCTTTTGCGTTTGTTGGATCGGATGAATTTAGACCGGCTATATGCTCGATTCTTCTTAATGTGAAGAAGGACTATATTGACATTGTTTCTACTGATATGTTCCGTCTGTTTATAAACAGGAAAGAGTATGCTAATTCAGTAGAAGAAAGGTCGATTATGCTAAGCGAGGTCGCGGCTTCCATCTTATACCGCTTTCTATCTGATAAAGATACGGAGATCAGTATTTCCACAGATGGCGTTAGGACGTTCTTATGCTTTGATAATGTGATTATATCGGATATGAACGTAGAGCAACAGTATCCTAACTACGAATACGTATGTAACAAATTCGAAAAATCGTCGAGTGTTAAGTTTGATAGGGATTTACTTATATCGGTTCTTAATTCCATGACTTTGGTGGATAATGTTGTTAATGTCAAGGTAGATGAAGAAAACGGCATAACGGTAATGTCTGAGGATTTTGGAAATAGAAAAAAGATAATGGAATCAATGCCTTTGAATGCGCTCGAAGGTCCGTGTTTTAATTTTTCTATCGGTAAGGAAAATATACTGTCTTCCGTAAAATCACTTATAAAAGGAGATACTGTCATGGATTGGTCTGATCAGTATAAGATGATAAAGATGTTCAATCCTAAATACGAATCAACATACGTCTTAAATCAAACATTGTATAATCTATAAACAATTAATAATATGGCTTTTAGAGAAAACAGAAGTTTTGGTACAACTTATTATCTGTATATTAATTCAGATGGTAACTTGTATGAAAAAAGTAACGAACCAAAAGAAGGTTTTGTTCAGCACATAAATCCTAATAGCGGTCAGCCGGCGGGATATTGGAAAGAGTATTATAATGGAGTAGTTGGATACATTAACTACATCGGGTTAAAGTCAAGCTCTTTCTCTAATGGAAATACTGTTACTAATTTCCTTATCGTATTAAAAGATTACGAGCTTAATGAAAACTATTGTATTTCCATACCTCTCGTCAATCAAAAAGGAAATATCAAGGGCTTTGTTAAGAGCTTCGTAAAATACTACGAAAACATCGATTTCAGTCGTGAAATTTATTTCAATGTCTTTAAGAAGAAGAAAGATGACGAGTTTGGATCTTCGGAACTTATTATCGCATATGCCGGAGTAGACGGAGAAAAAGATCAGCTTGTTGAACGTTTTTATAAAAAAGGCGTAAATGGCTGGCCTGACCCTATTGAAGTTACAGGATTTGATGGCAAGAAAAGCCTCGATTATTCGGCTCAAAATAACTTTACTTATCAGAAGATTACTGAATATTCAAACAGGTTCAATGCTTCTATTAAAGACATCAGAGCCGGTATAATGGCTAAATTAGGGTTAGGAGGAAATACTCAGCAAGAGCCGGCAGCTCCTCAGGCTTACGCTCAGCAGCCGGCCGCGCCTCAACAGGTTCAACAACCTCAGTCTGTTCCGAGTGCTATTCCGTATCAGAATTACCAACAGCCTGCTCAACAGCCAGCACAGTATCAGGCACCGGCTTATACGCCACAGCCGACAGCTCAGCCTGCTGCCCCGGCACCGGCATCTACCACAAGGAGCACCAAGCCTCAGCATCAGACGCAGCCACAGCCGCAAGCACAGATGCCGAACTTTCCTCCTATGGAAGAAGAGGACCTTCCATTTTAATATAAACATCAGCCCAGGAGAATAACATCTCTTGGGCTTTTAAAGATAGTGTAGAATGATGGTAGAAATAGTTACAAGATTTCCCCTTATTAAACTTCGTAGGAAAGTGACAGAAGAAAGGATTATGGCGAAGCATGGGGATAAATTATGTATGATCTACTCAGAAACCAGAGAAAAATATAAGCAAGGAGATGAGTGGGTCGATGATCCTAATGATGCAGACATAAGTACTTTTCGTGAGTGTTATGAATCAACGAAGGATATAAAAAAAGAAGGTATTGTTTATTGTACTATAAAAATATAATAATGGACAAGTTAGAAGATATTGAAAGACTTCTTTCTGAAAAAGAAGATAGCAAGAAGGATACTGTTTCTGAAAAGAACAACAAACATAAAAAAGAAGATAAGGTCGTTAATAAAATACCTGAATCGTATTTGACTCCAGGTTATCAGAAGACTGTGCAGGTAGGTATTAAGAAACTTTATCCTGATGTCGTGGTACCTGAATACAAACATGATGGAGATGCATGTTGTGATATTCGTGCATATAGAGTGGTGAAGATGGTGAATGACATGGGAGTGGAAATAGATGTTCCTTCCGATTTTGAATCAATTACCTTATATCAAGGTTATTCTGTTAGAATCGGAACCGGATTCAAGTTGAATATCCCAGAAGGATGGTGTGCGAATGTAGAAGGAAGATCAGGATTCTCTTTTGACGAGGGAGTGGTAGTTACTAACGCACCCGGTAAATGCGAATTTACCTACAAAGGAGAGTATATGGTTAATCTTACTAAAATCAATAAAAAACCGACCGTAATCCATAAAAACGATCGAATAGCTCAGATGGAAATCGTTCCACAATACAAAATGGTATTGGAAGAGGTGACAGATATTGAGGTAGAAGACGGAAATGAACGTGGAGAAAAAGGTCTTGGTAGTTCTGGAGTTAAGTAATATTTAAATATTTTGAAAAATGAGCATGTTAGGTTTTACATTCATCACAGACAGCAAGCTGTCAATGTACAGGGAGAAAGCTATTAAATCCGAAAATCTTGCAAAAGAAATTGAGGAAATGCAGGATAAAGCTGATTTTTACAAGGAAAGGCTTTCAGAACTTAAGTCAGATATCGCTTCAAAGGATAAAGAGATTTTATCTATTGGCAAAGATCTTTCTGAGTCTAAGGAAAAGATTGACGCCTTGAAGGAAAATCAGAAAAAGCTGATAAAAAGCGTCAAGAAGAAAACGGAAGAACTTGATGCGGCCAAGGCTGATCTTGAAAAAGTTAAGTCTGATCTTGATGAGGCTAATTACAAAATCAGTAACTTGGAAGAAAAGAAAAACAGTATATCATATGAATTAAAAAAGAAATCAAATGCGTTGATTGAAGCCAGGATCAGAATCGGAGATTTGGAAAACGAGGTTTCTGTTGGGTCCAAAACAATACAAGAGTTAGAATCGAAGCTGAAATTAATGCAAGTAGAATTAAGAGGCTACCAGATAGGTATAATCGGTAAAGACAAAAACGATGTCGCTGAGCCGGAATTGGATAAAGATGAGGAGTCAGATAAGGATGTGGCAGAACCAGAGAAGTCTGATGTTGTTCCTGAGACGGATGTGATTCAGGAAGAAGCCGGTGACATTGTGGAGCCCGAAAACGAAGCTGAACGAGTAAAAGACACTAAAAAGAAGAAGAAAAAAAAGAAGTAGGTATTTTAATCCTTTTTATATTTTAATGTTTGCCATATTATGGGTTAGTACTTAACTTTGTGTTGAGAGAGTTTTTAGGATAAATTATTTGGTTGAAAATTTTAGCTGATATATGCAGGCGTCTGTGAAGGCTCCTGCATATTTTTAAGGTCCTGTAGCTTAGTGGTGAAAGCAGGCGGCTCATAACCGCAAGATCGTGGGTTCAAATCCCTCCGGGACCACTGTCCAATGGTGTAGTGGTAACACAACAGATTTTGGTTCTGTTATCGGAGGTTCGAATCCTCCTTGGATAACGGTACATATTTTGTGTAAAGTGTTAATTATCTCGGTGTTTGCGGTGTGTGAACATAGCAAACATTAAACGGCCCATTAGTTTAATGGATAAAACCTTTGAGTCCTAATCAAAAGTTGCCTGTTCGATTCAGGCATGGGCTACATGGCTTGTTGGATGAGTGGTTTAGTCAGGGGTCCGCAAAACCTCGTATGGCGGTTCGATTCCGCCATAAGCCTCTAAAAAAAGTAAGACAATGAACTACCCAGAGCAACAAATGCTTAAGATCCTTAATAGGGATCTGTTAAGTAATCCGATGTATGTTATTAACAATCTCCATATATATGATTGGGAATCTGACTTCCTGGCCATAACAAGATCATTGTACGCTTATGAAGTAGAGGTCAAGATGTCTAAACAAGATTTCTTTAACGACTTCAAAAAGGATAAAAAACATAAAGTTCTTAAGGACGGCATTATTAAGGTAGGTGGTGTCATAAGCTATCCTCCAAACTATTTCTACTACGCCTGTCCGCCTAATATGATTGACGTAAGTGAAGTTCCGTCTTATGCCGGGCTGATTTATGTCGATGTCAGTAAAAATAGGAAGAACGTCGTTAAGGTCGCACCTTTAATTCATAGACAGAAGTTTGATGTAGTGGGTAGGAAACTGGTGGATAAGTTTTACTACAATATGCTTACTTGGAAGAAAAGAGCTATTTCAAACGTGTATGCTGACCCAGCCAAGGAAAGAGAGAAAGGCGTGCGTGCCGGAGCTGAGGCTGTGAGGAAGTCGGCCTGGGATGCGTTCAGGGCGCAGTGCCCGCACATTGCTTTCCCCTATGGAAAAGAATTTCCGATGTGTGACGATCACGAACAAGATCATCCCATGAGAGACTGCATACTTCAGTGTGAAAAAGGTAGAATATTTAAAAACGTATTAAAATGAGCACCCCACGTGAATTAAGCAGGATAGCTAATAAAATAGCCAGTAAGATGACTGATGATGGATGGGTCAGCCCCGGTAGAAAGAATCTTGTCTCTGATAAGAAGGTCATGGAATTAATAGATTTGATCTTTAATGAAATATGGAGGGAATTAGATGACGGGAAAAGAGTCCATATCATAAAACAGATGATTTTTAAAAAGATTTTTGTCAGTAGGCAAAAAGATAAATACTACATACAATGCATAGAAAAAAGGGACGCCAAATAGGCGCCCCCTTTCTTTTTCTGTAAGTAATTGTTATTTCATTACTTTCCTTACCAACTTAGAAACAGCTTGAGTGATAGTCCACCTGATGTTTGCATTAACGTTGATAGTCTGAGGAGTACCGTTTGCATTCAAGTTAATTACCTCCTTGTCTATTTCTAAGAACGGATCACCTGCTGTCTGGGTAATAACCGTATTAGCCGTCTGACCTCCGGCGGCCGTCACCTTAAGAGTATTTACCAGATCGTTTATATCAGTGTTAGCAGCAATATCGGAGAATACGATACTGAAAGCAAAGGCTCCTGTTGCACCAGGGTCGTCGGCGATAACAGCGCCGTTGTTGGTAGCCTTACCTGCCGCCCGATAGGAGGTAGGTATTTCCAACGTCAGAGGATGAGTTTTGTCCGGAGTTAAGGAGAACTTTAATTTAGTTGAGTTACTTGTACCGTTGATTGTTACAGTACCACCTTCTTTCCCTACAGATGCAGTAGGATCTATTTTTACGAACTCAGCTACCGGAGATTGGTTGATGGTAGCACTTTTCTTAACATCCCCTGATTCGGCACCAAATTCTACTTGTTGCGTGCGTTGTACACGACCTTCGTATTTTTCACCTGATACGGTAACCGCCTGATCACCGTCACCTGATCCCGGATTGAAGGTTACAAAACCTATTTTTATTTCTGCCATGATATAAATAATTTTTTTAGTTAATTAATATCTTGACAAAGATAGTTTTATTATACGGAAATCCTATTATTGATCTTCGTAAATTAAATCAGATCCGGCTAATATAACAATAAGCGAAGACAGTGATTTTTTAAATAGGTTGATTACCAGTGGCTTTTATAGAGTTCTTTGCAAGAGCGCTATGGGAGGAGGAGAGGTTTTTGTATGTAGGTTGAAGGAAGACAACAGCAATTTGTATCTTGATGGCAGTCAGGCTAATCTTACCGGACCAGAAGGTGATGTGATGGTCGTTTTCTTAGAATTTTGGTATAAATGGTATAAGGTGGATGATAATAGATTTCTTTATCATTTTGCTGATCATGATATTGACGGCACTTACATCCATGTCCCGGAATCTCTTGTTGGAGCATATAAAGGATATGTATCTTTGAATAGATTATATAGCTGGAGTGATGTTACTCCTACGACTAACGTATCATTGTCTGATTTCAGAAGTTACGCAAAAGCACGTGGTACCGGATACCAGGTGATAGATTTCCAACAACATTGCGTGATTGCTATGATGTTGTATGCTAAATACAAAACACGTAACCTGCAAGGCGTATTAGGACCCGGTGGCGCAACCTGTGATCCGGCTACAACAACGGGAAGCAGCAACGCAACCGGTGGTGCGGATACCGAAAACGAATATTCAAAGTACGTTTGTGGCTTAGGACTTGAAGGCGTATTTGGTGGTATCTGTGAATTTGTTGAAGGTGTAGAAATAAATAACCGAGTTTGGAAAATAACCGATCCTGACGGTTCGACTCGCAACGTGAACGCCGGGACTGTCAGCGGTTGGATAAAAAATATAGCAGCCGAAAATGGTCCGTTTTTTGATGTGGTGCCTACAAGAGTTGGCGGTAGCAATTTAAAATATTATTCAGATCGTTATTATCAGGCATCGGACAATTCCCTTGTTTTGGCTCGCTCCTATTCTAATTCGAATGAGTATGGCGGCGTGGCGTATTCGGGTGCTGGTAAATATGCGTCGAGCCAGGATTTGGCCTACGGTTCGCGTCTTGCTTTCCGTGGGACCATATCCGAAGTAAGTCCGGAGCAGTTTAAAAAATTACCAGCATTATAATATCATATTTTAACTGTTTTTAAATAGTATTGTTGATATTATTATGTATGTTTGCAACATCAATATAAAATATTATAACCATGAAAGTAGATTTTTTTAACAGTAAGGATTTTTTGGGATCTAAAACTAAAGAAAGCAAGATCCGGAAGTTATCAATCAGCAAAAGTAAGATAATGACTATCTCTGTCGATAATTTGAATTGGATGGGGGTAACGGATGCGGTTGTTATCGGCTTAGAAGAAGGGAAGGCATTTGAAGGAGTTGAAAATACGGTCTTTTATCTGGCTGCTTCTGATGTTGAAGACGAGAGATCGTTTAAGGTAAATAACCTTGGTGTAAAATACAAGAGAGTTTACTTAAAAGACCTGCTCGATTATCTTGGATGGGATATAGGAGAAAATTCTTATGCTGTGTATGATATTATAAAAGAAGACAGTAATCTATTCCGTCTTCAGCTTAGGGTAATAAAAAAGAGTAGGAGTGAAAAATGATGAACGATGTAGATATTAAAAACAAAAGAATACTACTATTCGATTTTGACGGGACGTTGGTCGAAATCGCATCTGGAGGTCTTTATGCTAAAGATCTTACTGATATGAAGATTAAGCAAGATGTCGTGAGTAGGGCACTTGATCTTATGGAGCAAAATGGCGTTAAGTACTTTGGTATAATAAGCAACCAATGCGATGTGGGTGTCGGGTTTGTTTCCGATGAAGATATTGATGCGAAGATAAATTATGTCCTTAGATGCGTTCATGATCTTGCAGTGAAAAGAGGCATAAGAGACGTAGTGTATGGTCATTATGAGTGTTTTTCAATTGATGAACATGATCCGATGATGAAGCCTAATCCCGGTATGGTATATAAGGCACTTGGTGCTTGCAGGTTGATGATGGATAGCGTAACATATGAAGATATTATGAAGAACCTTTCTGCTACCTCGTTGGATGGGTGGCAGAAAAGCGTGAAGAAGTAAAGAAAGGAAAAGTACGAGATAAATTAATATGGGAAAGTAAATAATTACCGTCGTAAAATAAGTATGGGGAACTTTGGATAGGTTCCCCATATTTTTATGTGATGGGAGAGGAATGGTGAAATGTTTATGTGATGGGAGAGATATGAGAAAGAGGTTTATGTGATGGGAGAGGAATGGTGAAATGTTTATGTGATGGGAGAGATATAGGTTTATGTGATGGGAG